GGTGGTGGGGGATGCTCGCTACCTGCGGGCGTATCGTGAAGGATACAAGGCCGCGTTGGTCACCGTGGCCATGGCCTTCGGTATCACTCCGACTGCTGACGCTCCTTCTTCGAGGCGTCGGGGCGAGCGCACGGATGATGAGGGGTCGGCGGGGGCTGCGGCGTTTGCTCCGGCGACCATGATCTACGGTTAGATAGAAAGGAGACTAGCGATGGAGTTCTACGTTCCTGTCCCGAATTGGTCGGGAATCTGCCTGGGGTGCATCCTTGGGCTGGCAATCATGGTCGCGTTGACCGCAGTTCTTGCTTGGGCGGTCGGTCGCAAGGGCAATGATAATGACGGTGAGTGAGCGCAGGTATGCCTGTCGAAAGCCCAATGGCAGCTTGCGGCCTATCCCTTTCGGCTCATCCCGTGAGAGAGCGTTTTGTCCCTATTGCCAGTTCGAGTTCATGGGGGAAGGGTGCCTGTTTCAGCCTCAAGCCGAGCGCCGTGGGTTGAGCCTCCCAGCAGCTAGGCGGCGGAAGCATCGCAAAGGTTTGCCCTGCCTGAGGTGCAAGTTCTGCACTTGCCGGCCCAACATGGCGGGCAAGGGCTACAGGTTGGACTGTGGCAAGGGAGTCTTCGAGGACGTTGCCCGGTCTTGGTTTGTGGAGCCGGGCCACATGCCCGAAGGCTTACGAACTGCCATTCGGTTTTGCTCGTTTTGGAGGGAGGAGCTGGATGAGCCGGCTGAAGCACGCGGAGCTCCGGAAGTTGCTGCGGCAGGAGGGCACAGTTCGGGTCGTGGCAAGTCGCCGGTGTGATGTCTGCCACCAGGCCGCTCCCGAGCTGGCCATTCGGTCGGTCGATGGGGAGGTCAGGGTGTATCATTGGGAGTGCTTGGAGAAGGAGGTAGGCACGGTGGCGGGTTATGGGACTTGGGAGAGGCAGTTCATTGTACTCACTTGCGGGCACAAGCCAAGCAAGCTGAAGCCGAGGGACGGGGTCGGCTATTGCCCCAAGTGCGGTGAGTGGAACTGGATAGATGTAGGCCAGACAGAGGCCAACATCCGGGCAGCGGAGAAGCGTCACGGCCAAGCCGCCCGAAAGAAGTAGAGAAAGCGGCGAGGGCAGGGGGAGAAAAGGTGTAAGATTCGCACAAGTCTTGTTATGCGAACCTTGAAAATCCGGTGTAGGTAAGGAGGACGAAACGTGTCAGAACAGTGGGGCCATCATCCTGGTGTTGACCCTTTGGATCGCCGGAGCTAGCCATCTGTTCGGCTATCTGTGCGGCTGGCAAGCGGCGATGAGGCACAAGAGGGCTCGAGGTCATCAGCCGGCAGAACCAGCGGACAGCGCGGCCGATGACAGCCGATGCCAAAGGAGCTCCCTAACCCATGACTTGGATTTGTGGGCCGCGTTATGCGAGGGCGAAAGGATTGATAATTATGTCAAATGGAGGCCAGCATGACTGCATTGGATGAGTTGACGGGTGATCCCGTGGCCGAGGAGATGGAGCGTCTCCGTGATGCCGCTGCCCATTGGCATCAGAAGTATGTGCAGGCGGAGGTGGCGCGCAACTCGGTGCGGATGCTATTGCGTGTCCAGGCGGAGGCATCGAAGGTCCTCACGGAGGCTGGAATCCCGGTCTCTTTGGATGGGCGCGAGTTAGAGCTTGCGGAGCGCATCGCGCTCCTGCTTGGTGAGCGGAAAGACTGGGAGCAGACGGCCATGGTCTGGACGCAAGCTTATAGTCGGCTAGACGACCAAGCGCGGCAGCTGGAGGAAGCGATAGTAGGCTTGGTCGAGATGGTCTCAGCCTTTTTGGACTCGCTAAGCAGGGAGCCGGGGACGGAGCGCTGGAGTACTGCCGATGCGGGGGCGCTTGGAGCCCTGCGTGGGCGGCTTGACAACCTGGTTGAGGTGTGGCCAGCTTTGTTAGGAGAGCAGCGCTATGGCCCCGAGGGAGCTTGACACTGATGCCGAAAACGGGTATAATCTAGACGAGCAGCTGCGCAAACAGAGGGCAGAGCTGCGGGATTTGATTTGGGAGGAAGTGGACGGTATCTGCGAGTGTTGCAATGCCGGGCCGGTGCACGACGTACACGAGGTCTTTGTCCTGCGGTCGGCGGTCCCCCGCCATCTCCAGCACTTGATCTTTGTGCGGGAAAACTGTGCGGGGGTTTGCCGAGCCTGTCACCAGGGAGGCCCCCTGCCCCCGGTGGAGACGGAGGAGTTCAGGGAGCGGTTTCGGCGGAGGTTGCGGAAATTGGGCTACGAACCGTTTTCGGTTGCGAAGTTTCACGAAGCACTGGAGCAGTGGCGGCGAGGTTGAGGTTGCCTCGTTGCCGCTATTTTTTTTGCCCCTTTCGGGCGAAGTCACTTGAAACAGCCTGCGCAGGAGGGACTATGGACGTTGGTATTGATAATCGCGCGTAACTCGAAGCTCAAAGACTTGTAGAAAGGAGAGCGTAACGTGAACACGGTTCTATTCGGGGTTGACCTGACTGTACTGATCGTCGGCTTGATGAAGCTCATCGAGGATTTCGTGGAGGTGCCGGCAAAGTTAAGCCGGCTGATCCACGCCTTGCTCACAGCAGGGGTCGTGGTCCTGGTGGGTCTGCAACAGCAGGGAGTCATCCTGGGGCCGGAGACGGAATCCTACGTGGTCTTGGGCTTGACTGCCCTCTCAGCGTTCCTGGGAGCGATGGGCTACCTCGATGAAGCGGCAAGCCTCCTGCGTGCAGGCAGTGATTTGGTTCGGCTCAAGGCATTCGGTATGGCAGGCAAAGTGGTCATGGCAGAGTCGGACAGCACTCGTTTCCAAAGGCGCGTGGACAGATTGATGGCCCGCTACAACGTGAGCAAGCTGGTCAAGTAAATCTTTGCGCAAAGGTTTCCAGAAAGGAACGATGATGAAGGTTTCGAGCAAGGCCGTTTGGCTGGTGGCCCTGTACATAGCCCTGCAGTTGATCGCCGACGTCTCGGCAGTCAAGCAGGTGGCCGTATGGGGGCTCGCCTTGCCTGCGGGCTCGTTAGTCTTTGCCCTCACGTTCACCGTGAGGGACATCCTGCACAAGAGGCTGGGCCAGGGCGCAGCCATTGCTGCCATAAATGCGGCAGCGGCCATGAACGTCTTGATGGCCGCCTATCTCTGGTGGGCGGCCAGGTTGCCGTTCCCCGGGTTCTGGACAGGTCAGGAGGCGTTTGTCAGCACGTTGGCCTGGTTGCCCAGGATCACGGTAGCCAGCATTGCAGCGGAATGGGCCTCCGAACGAGCGGATACGTGGCTGTACGAAGTTTATGTTCGTCGTTTCCCAGATCGGTGGCAGTGGGGCCGGGTGTTATTTTCAAACCTGTTCTCCTGCCCGCTTGACAGCTTGCTTTTCGCCACGCTAGCTTTTGGTGGGGTCTTCCCCCTGGAGGGCCTGGTCAGCTTGATCGTGGGCCAGACCGTGTTCAAGTGGGCCGTCAGCCTGGTATCCCTGCCCGGCATCTACATCGTAAAAGACAGGGAAAAGCCGGTCGCGCTGGAGAGGGAGTATGCCTGAACTGAAGGTCCTAGAGCACAGCCAAGGGCTTTCGGAGGTTGAGTTTGAGTGCGAGTTTGCTCTTGTCTGCCCGGTACCGAACCGGCCGTATGTGGGCAAAGTCAGTGTTCGGTACCGGCCGGACAAGTTGCTCCTAGAGTTTATCTCGGTTCAAGACTGGCTGACGTTCAGCCTTGATAACGGGACGGTGGAGGATGTCTGCGCCGCCGTCTTTGCGGCCCTGTGGGAGGCGGCGCGCCCCAGGTGGCTTCGTGTCGAAGTCGAGGCCGTGGCCGTCGTTCACGGACCGGCCAGAGTGGTCAAGGATTCGCGCGATGCAGACGATTCAGATTAGCTTTACGCGGGAGATGGTGCACAGTTGGCCCGACTGTCCTGCTGAGGGCAAGTACAGCTTCCTTCGCTTCCCGCACAGGCATGAATTCAGGGTCACGGCCGAGCTCGAGGTGCGCGGGCTAGATCGGGAGATCGAGTTCTACGCGCTCCGCGACCTGGCGGCAGGCGAGCTGGCCGTGTTAGACGAATCAGGCCAGTTGGAGTTTGCCTCCTGTGAAGAGATAGCTCGACTTCTTCGGGCGCGGCTGCTCAGGCACTTTCCGGGGAGGTGGCTCAAGGTCTCAGTCTTCGAGGATGGGGATTTTGGAGCAAGTGAGGATGGAGTGGGAGCGCCTGCCGGCGGACCTGGTGGATTGCGAGGGAGTCCCGGTGGGCTACGAACCGGTGGAGGACCTGACTATGGAGAGACTGGCCCAGGAGTTGGCTAGGGCCATGGCCGTGTCAGCGGAGAGGGTTCTCGGGATGTTTGCGCAGATGGCGCAGTGCTTCGAGACCCTGCGAGTCTGGCAAGATCGCCTTTGGGAAGCTATGGAGGCGCAGTCGGAGGCGCAGCTCCCGCAGGAAGCCGCCCCAGATCGATCGCCCTCTCGCCCCTCGTGGCAGCCAGCGCTGTTGCCCATTGCCAGGCCCTTCGAAGGCATGCCCTACTGGGTCAGCGAGCGGGTTCGCCGTGGCGGTTAGGGCCGTTTTCGTCTCGCCCCATCTGGATGACGCGGTCTGGTCGGTCGGCTCATTTTTGGCGGAGTGGGGGCCTCGGGCCACGGTAGTCACACTCTTCGCCGGCAGCCCTCCGGGGCGATACATTGCTCCTCTGGCCTGCGAGCTATTGAAAAAAGCAGGCTTGCCCCTCGAGCCAGAGCAAGCGATGAGCGTGCGGCGGGCCGAGGACCGGCTTGCCGCACGCTCGTTAGGTTTTGCAGCGAGGCATTGGCCACTTTGGGACGCTATTTTCAGGGAGCGCGTGACCGAAGAGAGCCAGCTCTATCGCCTGCCGAACGAGATTGAAAATGGGCTTGCCTGCGGCCTAGCTGCTGCCCTGGCCCAGGCAAGAGCTCGCTTCTTTGCCCCGCTGGGCGTGGGCGGCCACGTGGATCACCGGATAGCTTTTCGCGTGGGACAGGAGTTGCAGAAGTTGGGGCTCGACGTGTCTTTTTGGGCAGATTGGCCCTACGTTCTGCACGACTCCCCTGCCCCACCGGAGGGTCTAGCCCTCAGGGAGAAGCCGACCACTGTTCAGGCCCTGGCTGCCGGGCAAGAGTACAGGTCTCAGGTTCGGGGGTTGTTTGGCTCAGCGGGCGAATTTAGGAAGCAAAGGATGAGAGTTCATGAGCAAGTTTGGAGTTGTAGAGCACCCGGCGATCTTCCAGATCGAGACGACCAACGTCTGCAACATGCGGTGCGCGCACTGCCCTCGTTCGCGGATGACCAGGCCGGTGGGTCACATGGATCTCAGCCTGTTCAAGCTGATCGTGGAGCGTGACATGGGAGCCACGGACAAGGTGGGCCTGCACATCCTGGGTGAGCCGACTCTGCATCCCGACCTGGTGGAGATGGTAGCGTGCCTGACGGGGGCAGGGATAGTTTCAGAGCTGGCCACGAACGCCTTAGCTCTGCCAGCCAAGCTGGCCCTGGGCTTGATGGCTGCCGGGCTTGACACCATCTGGTTTTCGCTGGATGCAGCTTGCCCGGAGACCTATGCCCAGGTGCGCAGCTCGCCCTGCTACAGCACGGTTGTCGGAAACGTTGAGCGGTTCCTGGACTTGAAAATCAAGACTGGAAGCCCGGTCAGGGTCGTGCTCCAGATGGTGGAGCATCCCTGGTTACAGATGGGAGAAAGCGAGGAATTCCTGCGTCGGTGGTCAATTCCGGGGGTTGATCGGGTGACCGTCAAGTTCCTGGACTCGTGGGCTGGAACGCTGTTTGAGCACGAAGTTGTAGCGCCCAGCCATCGCCACCCTTGCGCTGAGCCCTTCCAGAGAGTTGCGGTTCTCCAAGACGGTTCGGTAGTCCCCTGCTGCCGCGATTGGGACGGCAAGTATGTCTACGGCAACTTGAAAAAGGAGTCGTTGGCGGAGGTTTGGGCCGGGCCCAGGGTTGCAGCCCTGCGGGAGGAGATGGAATCGGGCCATTGGGTCTCAGAGCCTTGCGCCTCGTGCAAGGAATTCGACATCCCGATGGATCGTGACGTCATTGAGAGGAGCTAGGATGCTTTGGGTGCTACCGCTTGAGCCGTTGGTGGAAAGGTACACTGAACAGTGGTACCGCTGGTTTGCCGGGGCGTTAGACAAGCGCGGGTTGGAGTATCGGTACATTGACGGGCAGATGCTCACCGACTCGGTGGAGACCGGCACGGTCCTGGACGCCGAGGGCACGAACTTCTGGAAGTTCAGGCAGCTCCAGGAAGTCTGCCGTCTCTTCAAGGCGGGAGCCATCAGGGATGGGGATGCCGTCTTCACCATGGATCTGTGGCATCCGGGCCTGGAAGCAGTCCCGTACATGGCTTGCCTGGAGGGGCTTCGAGTCCAGGTCTACGGATTCCTGCACGCCGGGAGCTACACCACGGAGGATTTTGCGGTGCCGATGGCTGCCTGGGCGCAGCACTTCGAGCGAGGCTGGGCGGCGATCTGCGACGGGATTTTCGTAGGCAGCCAGTATCACAAGGAGAAGTTCCTGGAGAGGCGTTTTGCCCGTCCTCACAGCGAGGGCCGGATGCAGGACAAGATTCATGTCACCGGCAATCCCTTTGATTCGGGGGAGGTGCGGCGGCTGGCGGGAGCAATTCGGCCAGCGCAGGAGCGCGAGAGGACGATCATCTTCCCGCACAGGTGGGATATTGAAAAAAGGCCCAACAAGTTGCTTCGCATCCTGGAGAACGTCTGGGAGCTGCGCCAAGATTTCAGGCTGGTCGTCACGACCAGCCGGCCGAAGTTTCGTTCAAATCGGCCGTGGCTGGTAAGAGCCTTGCAGGAAAGCTCGTTCCCGGTTGTCGTGAAAGCAGGACTCTCCAAGGCCGAGTACTATCACGAGCTCGCCGCCGCTCGCATCTTCGTCTCCACAGCGATAGAGGAGAACTTTGGCTATTGCCTCGTGGAAGCTCTGGCTTTGGGCTGCGTTCCCGTTGTGCCCAGGGCGTTCTCTTATCCCGAGCTGCTCGACTCCGACCCCAGGTTCTTGTACTCCTCGGAGGAGCAGGCAGCGGATTTGATAATGCGTTGGCTGGACGAGCCGACCGATGTGCCCTGTCACTTGGCTAGCCGCCACGACAAGGCGATTGATAGGATTTTGGATGTCATTCAGTCAGGTACGGAGGGAGCATGATCAGCGTTGTCATTCCGGTGTACAATGATCCCAGGGTCGAGGAGGCAATTGCCTCAGCCTGGGAGCAGCCGGAGGTGTCAGAGGTCATAGTCGTGGACGATGGGTCAGTCCCACCGGTCACTCTGGCACCGGGAACGTGGGCGACAGTCCTTCGGCAGCCCAATCAAGGGCAGGCCGTGGCCCGTAACGTGGGGGTTGACGCGGCTCGCGGGGACTGGATAGCGTTTTTGGACGCAGACGACTTGTGGCTGCCCGGCAAGCTAGCCAAGCAGCTGCGGGTTGCCCTTCACACGGGCGCGGACTTGGTTTACACGGCGGCAACAGTCCCCAAGGCGGGAGGCAAGGAGGACATATGGGGAGCAAGGGTCTCAGGCTCTCGTGAGGAAGAAGATGTGCAAGGGGTCAAGGCGGTTGCCTATGCTCCGGGGGAAATCTGGGAGGACTGTTGCCTCGGCAACTTGCTCCTATGCCCCTCGTCTTGGCTAGTTCGGCGCGAGGCATTTCTGGCCATGGGCGGCTTCGATCCATCGATAGCCGGGACGGAAGACCGGGATTTCGCCGCTCGGTTCACCAGATTCTTCGCGGTGACGTACATAGACGAGCCCTTGATGGTCTACAGGGCGCCAGATGGCTTTCCAGAGATTTCCATTCGGCGCAAGCTCACGCGAGCAATGCTGAGGTTAGCGGAAAAGCAGCCAGAGCCGTTGGCCACCAAGGCGCGGGTCTTCGCCCTCGTCTGGGGCGGGCTCTTGGAATTAGCCGGGGGGGCACCGGAATTAGCCATTGCGCACCTGCTCCAAGCGCAAAGCCTCGATGACGGGTTTTTCAAGCGGTTCAGAGAACAGATAGATCCTTGGCGGGAGCATTACAGTGCTGGCGCGTTGGGCATTGCGCTGGCAGTTGGGTTTGGCGATCGGATAGAGGGATACGCCGATGCGTTGCAAGCCCTGCCCGGGCCGCTAGCCGAGTTCGGGGCACAAGCCAGCCAGTTAGTGAGGGGTAGCGCCGATGAATACTGGGACTAAGTTCACGCTCCTGATGCTTACCGGGGGTCGGCCGGAGATGGCCGCCTTGACGGTTTCCAGCCTCTTGTTCCAGCTGCCCAGGGGGACAGTCTTTGACCTGTGGGACAACGGCTCGCAGCCTGTCCTCGCCACGCCTGCATTCCGGGGCTTGGTCGAGGCGGCCACCGAGTTCTGTGGCTGGACGTTCCTCTACCACCGGCAGGAATGGAATGATAATAATGGCCTGCCGGTCAAGGAGGCCACGGACGCTCTCGCCCTTGACGGGCTGGTTCTGTTTTCGGACGATGACTGCCTGTTCCTGCCGGGAGCTGTGGAAAAGCTCGTAGCAGCTATGGAGTCATATCGTGTGGCCAGCCCGGTCAAGATCGAGCTATTTGACCGTGGGTTCCCCGACTTCACGGGCCAGCGGCGGGTGACCCTCGAGGAGGGGCGCAGCGGCCCCGCCCCGGATCACTACCGCTATCTCGAAGGAACGCCGCCCTTCGAGGTGCCGTTCGTTTCAGGGACGTTTCTGTGTTGGGCCTCGGATCTGCGCGGGGCTTGGAAGGCTGTGCCCGTGGACTTCGACACCGTTTCGACGTTGGACATGCCCGGCCCGAAGGCGGTAGTGCCAGCTGCCGAGGTATTGCACATGGTGCACGCTCGACCGAGTTCGGAGTGGTCGGCTTTCTCGGTGCACAGCCTGTTTGTGGACGGTTGGCTCGACGTGCGTCAGGAGCGGCGTTCGCGTTTGGGAGATTGATAATGCATCTCTGTTTGGCAGGGGCGGATAGGGCGAAGGACATTGAACTGCTGGCCCGGGCAGGGGCCAAGTCAGTCTTGACGTCCTTCGTCATCCTGCGCAAACTATCGCCAGCCAAGAAACGGGAGCGCCTGGAACAGCTGCGAAAGAACTTCGAGTTTGTCATGATCGACTCAGGGGCTCACTCGTTTTTCTCGGAGGCGGGCTTCATTGCCACCAAGCAGCGCAAGACCTCCGTAGGCAAGCCGGAGGACTTCTGGGCCGACTACCTGGAGTTTCTTCTGGAGTTCCACGAGTATGCCGATGCGTTTGTGGAGCTAGACATCGACAGCATCGTGGGCTTGCCCACGGTCTTGTCCTGGCGTGAGCAGGCGCTCAAGGCCGGATTCCCCCGTGAGAAGTACGTTCCTGTTTTTCATACCAGCCAGGACGTGCAGGTGGGAGGGCGGTGCTGGCAGGTTTGGGAGGAGTGGGCCTCGGAGTTCCCGTATGTGGCCACCCAGGGAGCGGGCTCAACCGGGATTCTCGCCGGCGTGAACGGCCAGATGCGGATTTTGGGAAGGTGCAGGAAGCACGGGGCGAAGTTGCACTCCTTTGCCACGACAGCTTTGGAGGTGCTATACAAGGTGCCGGGGTTCTTCTCGGTCGATTCCACGTCCTGGAAGGCCGGGTCGATGTACGGCTCGACGTATTTCCTGGACCCGGCGCGAGGGATTGGGCACTTTGAGACCGGGGACCTGCGGGAGAGGAGGCATAGACGGGAGAAAGTGCTCCGTGACCTAGAAGCCAAGGGTTTGCCCGTCCCTGAGGAGCTGGTCACGCCCTACCTCGAAGACGACGCACGCGCGGTAGATTTTGTCAATGCCAGGGTGTGGGCCTACTTTGAGACCTATTTGACGGAGGTCCAGCGCCGTCGCAAGCTCGACTATTGGAATCAGCCCCCGCCAGAGCTCTTGCCCGTGGTGAATGAAAATGAAATCTGCACCTGTGGGTCACCGGAGACAGAAGGGGCGTGTAAAAGGCACGGGTTAGGTCGGGGCGGCAACAAGCCTCCCCGGCAAGTGACACTCTCCCCGGAGCACAAGGCAGCCATCTCCGAGGCGCAGAAGGGCAATGTTTACGCTCTTCGAGCCGGTCAGGACACGGCTCGGGTGCCTCGGCTGCGCTGTGACGATTGCGCCCTGATGGGCAAATGCCCCAGGTATGAAGAGGGGGCAGCTTGCGCGTTTGATAATGAATTTGCGGCCCTAGGCGATATGCTAGGCAGTCGCAACTTCGAGGGCCTGTTGAACTTCATGTGGGCAAAAGTTCAGATGGACTCAGCGCGGCTGTCTCGCCAGTTGCTCATCGAGTCGGTGGCCCTGGGAGGGGCTCTGACCAAAGAGGCATCCGGTCTCTCAGCTCAGCTTTCAGGAGACATTGCGCTCCTGGGCCGGTTGCTGGGCAAGCTGGAGACCGGGACGAAGGTAGACGCTAGAACCCTGAATGTCATCGTTGCAGGCATGGAGGAGGAGCAGTTCACACGCTTGCTGGAGCAGATCGCTGGCATTCGGGATTTGGCCCCTGAATTGCTCCGCCCACCCAACGACGACAAATGACCGACGAAAGCCTCCTCAGCAACCTTTGGCAGCTCCTGGTAGTCTCCGGCCGTCGCCCCAAGACGCCCGAAGCGCTCCACGCCTGGATCCATGCCGTCCTCGGCTTCAAGATTCCCCGTGTAGCCGTCTGTCCAGACCACCAAGCCCCCTTCACGTTCGTCTCGGACATGTTCTTCCGCAAGGTTCAGAGAGCCCTGGTCCTGGCCGCTCGTGGTGCAGGCAAGACCCGAAACCTGGCCATCCTGAACCTGCTCGCCTCGAAGTTCTATCCAGGTTCAGGCACAGCGCACTATGGGGCCATAGGCAGCCAGGGGGAATGGGGGCACGGCTACCTGGTCGACATGCTCAAAGAGCCAGCTTTAGCTGCCGACATTGCGCGGAACGTGGCCGGGAGCATCACCTGGAAGAACGGGTCCTGGGTTCGCGCCCTTTCAGGTCACACGCCTACAGGGGTCACGGCCATTCGCTGTAACAGGCTGATCATGGACGAGATAGACCTCTGGTCGTTCCAGAACTTCGAGACGGCCCAGCTCATGCTTTCGGGCTCGAAAGCCAACCCGCCCCAACGCGCGGCTATAAGCACTCGGTACACAGCCTACGGGCTCATGCAAGAGTTGCTCCCCATAGCAAGGGCGCGGGGGTACAAGACCTACCGATGGTGCCTTTGGGAGACCATGCAGCGCTGTGAGACCTGCCTCCGGGAGAAGTGCCCGCTCTTCGTCTGGACGAACCCGCGAACGAACAAGAAAGAGCCACTCTGCGGCGGGCGGTGCATTAGAGCGGACGGCTGGGTAAGACGCGTCGATGCCATAGACGAGTACTTATCCTCGGACGCGGAGACCTTCCTGGTACAGAAACTCCTGGCCGCCCCGGAGCGCGAAATGCTCATCTTCCCTCGCTTCTCCGTCGAGGTGCACGCCTCCCGCCTAGCTCCTGAGGTAGCCAAGCTGCGCCGTACTCCCCAGGGCGTAGGAGTGGACTGGGGGTTCGATCACCCGCTCGTCTTCGTCGTCGCTGCTGAGCTCCCAGGGGGCCGCTATTGGCTCATTGAGGAACGGGGAGAGCGCTTCTGCACCCCATCCAGGGAACTGGAGATAGCAGTATCGCTGGCCGACAAGTACGGCTGGGATACGCCCTTCTTCTGCCCGCCAGATCAGCCCTCATCCCTTGCCGCGTTCGCCGAGGCAGGCCTGGTGGTCGTCCCCCTGCGGGTCATGCGGCGTGAAGAACGCCATAGGCTGGTACGGAGGCTCATTGACCCCGACAAAGGCCCCCTGCTCCAGATAGACCGCGAGGCCTGCCCCACGGTCGCCCAACAGTTCAAAGCACTCCACAGAAACACAAAGGGATTAGAGGTGAAGAAGCTCAACGACTTCTCGGATGCCGCTGAACACGTCCTCGCCGAGGCCGCCCGATTTGGGGGCATACAAGCCGGGGGGGCATTGGTCGTCTAGAGTAAGAACGCGAGGGTAACCAGACCGGCGAGGAAGGTATGGTAGGCTTACCCGGCAACAAGGACAAGACCATAGCTCATAGGCCCACAATACAGGCCGAGGAGCTAGGGCGAGCAAACTCTTCGCAGCATCACAGCTGCCAATCGCCCTTCCCGCTTCCCTATCCCCTTCCCTGCCCTACTGAAACCCGCTCTAGGGCCAGGAGAGCCCTAGAAGGTTTGGGGAGACGAGGCGGAGCAAAGGGACGCGGAGTGTTCCGCCTCTCATAAGGCTAGAGGGCTTCCTATTTTCCTGCCCCACTAGCGCATTTAACGCTTATACGCTAAACATCGCTAACTTACATTAACATGCGCCCAGGCCGGTCATGGTTCGCATAATTCTTATTATCCCTACCCTAAGTCAGAAAAAAATATTGGCGGTCTCAGAATACCAGGTATCCCGTCCCCCGACTCGGTCTATTTTTCTCAAAATCCTGCCCCTTGGGGCGTTAGGTGGAGGTTGATGTTCGCCCAGTTGTCCAGGTTCGGTCAGATTTTGGTCACCGGTCCTCAGCGGTCAGGGACGACCATTTGCGCGATGATGATTGCCCATGACCTGGGGTACAGGTTCTTGCCGGAGGAGGTCGTGAGTGTTCGCTCGCTAGACGCGGCTCGGAGGTTGCTTGCCGAGGAGAGCGAGTTTGTCTTGCAGTGCCCGGGCCTTTGCCGCTGGATTCACGAGCTTGCGGGGCCGGAAGTGGCCGTAGTGCTCATGCGTCGCCCCCTGGCCGAGATTCTGGAGTCACAGCAGCGGATAGGTTGGACAGGGCGCAGGATGCAGCGTGAACTGGCCGGTTACGGTCTCACGGAGGGCTGCATTGCCCAGGTCAAGTACGACTTTTGGGCCTCGCATCAGAGAGCGTTGATCCCCAATGCCTTCGAGATTGAGTACGCTTCTCTGGCCGACCATCCGTTGTGGCTCGACAAGGAGGCGCGTGCAGGGTTCGGCCCGCGTCAAGTTGAGTTAGGGTGCAAGCGGGTAAAGTGCAGGAGGTTCTGAGCGACGGATAAGATTTGTGGAGTGATTGACAGATCGCCTGTCTTCTGTTATAATGTAGGCTAGTATTGCACTGAGTCACATAGGAGCTTGCAATGAAGTCGTGGCTCGAAACCAGGCCGGCCATTCTGATAGCGCACGTGCGTTCCGGTTCCACGTTCCTGGCGCACTGTTTATCCACGCATCCTCAGGTTTTCTGCCCTCGTTCGGAGCCCCTCGAGATGCGCTCCGCCTTCCGCAAAGCCAAGCTGTCCCCGGTTCAGATACTTCAGATCGTCCATGGCCAATGGGGCTACTCAGTAGCCATGTGCAAGGTCACGTACAAGCAGGTCACCGATCCAGTTTTGAACTATCTAACGAACCGTCAGGCCAAGGTCATCCACCTGACCAGAGGCAATCTCCTACGTACGGCGATCTCGGCCATCCTGCACACCAGGGCCAGGCGGGGGGATTTGCCCTCTCGCCAGGAGCACTCGTTCGAGGTCGGGCCGTTGACCAGGATAACGGTTGATCCAGAAAATGTCCTCAAGCAGGCCAGGAAGCTGGAGCGCCAGATAGGGAGGATGCGGGAGAGGCTTGCGGGCACCGGGCTCCCGGTCTTGGAGCTGACCTATGCGCAGATCGTGGGCGCGGAAGCGATGGAAGCCTCAGCTTTGCCACCGGAGACAAATCGCCGCATCTGTGAATTTCTGGGCGTCCAGGACAGCCCCATGACCAGCCCACTGCGGCGGCAGAACTTGTACCCGTTGTCGCTCATTGTCGAGAACTACGATGTCTTGGAGCGGGCGGTGCGAGTTAGCGGCAATCCAGATTGGCTACAGGATGAGTCAGATTATTTGACCGCTAGGACAGGGGAGGTCGGCGATGCTGGATGAATTGGTAGCTATCACGGATGCCAAGGGAGATTCGCCGAGAAGCGTCCAGGCGCGGATCGAGAGGCCCGAGATATTGGCCCAGGGCGGCTGGATCATGGCCTCCTACGCGGACTGGCTGCGCACGGCCCACGACGCCGCTCCGCCCTGGGGGACGCCCATAACCCGCCCTGCCTTCCTGGAGGCTGTCTGGAGAGCCGACTCGCGCCTGTCGGGGGTCATGTTCAGCATGGTCTCGCGTGTGGCAGCATTGGGTTGGTCCATTTCGGGCCCGGTCAAGCAGCTGGAGCGCCAGTATGAGATATTCGCCGGGGCCGACCTGGACGGCTGGACGGACTTCATTCGCCCCGGCTACATCGACTACCTGAGCACTGACGAGGGGTTCATCATCGAGACAGCTCGGGAATGGCAACCAGACGGCCCGCTGCAAAAGATCTGGTGGATGCAGGCGCGAACCTGCGTCCCTGGCCCTGTACGCGTGGGGACAGAAATATTCGACCTTTTGTTCATGGATGCTGACGGACGTTGGAAGGGGCTCAAGCGGGGCCAGTTTGTGCGGATTTGCTCTATGCCCAGCGCCGACCAGTGGCGGCGGATGCTGGGCTTTTGTTTCATGAGCCGGGTTCTCAGGGAGGCAGCCCTGGCAGCCGAGGAGTTGGAGTTCAAAGAGGAGCGGTTGGGAAATCTGCCGCCTTCAGGGATTGCCAGCGTCACGGGCTTGACGAAGCCCCAGCTGGAGAATGCTTTGCTGGAGTTCGATCTAAAGCGGCAGGAGGCAGGCTCGCTGGTCTTCCCTGGGGTGTTGTGGCTGGTCAGTAACACGTATGGTCAAAAAGCTGAGGTCTCCTGGACGTCCTTTCGCTCGGTGTGGGAAGGATTTGACGATGCGGCGTTCATGCAGCGGTTCATGAAGACCCTTGCCCTGGACGCCGGGGAGGACGTGGCTGAATTCTATCAGATCGAGGCGCACGGGGCGACCAAGGCCCAGGCGTCCTTGCAACATCGGAAGGCTCTGGGCAAAGGCCCGGCCGAGTTCATGGTCTCTTGGGAGCGTTGGGTGAATCGCCAGCTGCCCAAGGGATTCTACTGGCGGTTTGACACGCCTGACGACGAGCAGGACAAGCTGGTTGAGGAGATCCGCGCCCTACGGATCAGGAATGCCAAGGAACTGTGGGCTCCGGATGCTAAGGGAGAGCGCCTCTTCGAGCGGGAGGAAATCCGGGAAATGCTGGCCGAGCAGCAGGTAATCCCACAGCGCTACGTCACCCCGCCCGAACGGTTGGCGACGGATGTATTGCGTGAGCTGTGGGGTTGCGACGTGGGGACAATGCGGTATCCCGAAGGGGTACTGATTCGCCACCGTCGCTATTGGGACCTGAACAGCTCCGCCCTACCCGTGCTGAAGACAGCCCGCGAGCGAGCAGGCATAGAGGCCATGATCAGCCTGATGCGCAAGGATTGGGAGACGTTGACAGCACTGTTCACGGCTATTCTGGCTCGGTGGAAGAGGGATGTGCTTGCCCGCCTCGAGGATGACCCTGACAGTCTTGATGAGGATTCCTACTGGGAGGACTGGGGGGATTCCATCCGCGAGCAAGTATTAGGTCCCTACCAGTTGACAGCGGGCCAGGGTGCGAGCTCCACAGGGTTAGACTTCTCGTTCGAGCGGATCAACGATCGGATTCGCCTGCTGGCCGAGCAGCAGGCGTTTGCTCTGGTCAAGTTGGATGGGGACGAGTCCATAGTCCGCGTGACTCGCTCCAAGTTGGGCAAGGTTCGCGCCCGGCTTGCAGATGGCACTCTGGCCTGGTCAGATTTGGAAGACGCTCTGATTCCTCTTTTCGGGGAAGCCCGCGCCAAGAGGATAGGGGTCACTGAGAATACAGCTCTATGGGCCCAAGGTCAGCTCACTGCCGCCGAGGATGCAGGTATGGTCGAGAAGTCATCAGTTCGGGCGGATTACGGTCGCCCCTGCCCTTCTGGAGTCTGCATCAGAGCGGAGGCGGCCGGCTGGGTGCCGTTAAGTGCCGAGGTAGTACCCGGCTACTTCGGTCCTGCCTATCACCCGGGTTGCTATTGCTTCCTGAGGTTTCGGTGATGCGTTGCTTCATCTTGGACAGGAAGGTAGACGAATCGGGGATCTCGGGCACAGGGATAGTCGCGGAGGGAGTGCAGTTCTCCACGGGCAAATGCGTGGTAGCCTGGCTCACAAAGCTAAGGTCGGTTGCCGTCTATGACGACATAGCCGACGTCCGAGCCATCCATGGACACAATGGCCAGACGGAGATCGCCTGGCTGGACGAAGCAGCAGGGTTATGCCGTTAGCCGTTAGGTCTCAGACAAAGGAGGAGAAATGGCCCACGTTATAGATGAGGGAGCAGAGCCGGACGTTTCCCAGTTCCGGCGTGAGATGGAGCGAGCCCTGCTCAAGGCAGGACACATCCTACGGGAGGGGTTTGTAGAGCGCCCGGCCCAGAAGCCGGGAGCCAAGCATCTCGGTGGGCCGCTGACCGGGGGATTCTACACGCTCAGGCAGCGAGCGTTTGTCATCGGGGGCGTGAGGGCAGGCACGCTGAAAGTCCCCTACAAGCGGACAGCCAACCTGGAGCGCTCGTGGTCAGTCGTCTTGACCAAGGTGGCGGGCGATCCGGCCGTGGACGTCTTCTCAGATCCGTCGGAAGCGCCGTACAACGTGTACGTTCAGTCTGATGCGAAGCGGGTCGAAATGCACTCGGATTGGCCAACGCCGGACTCGGTAGCAAAGTCTAAAGGGTCCGAGGCTTTGGAGGTAGTGTGCAGTGTCGCCAAAAGGTGGGGATTTTCCTAGAAGGCCAATCGAGGTGGCGCGTTGGGAGCGTTGCCTGCTTTTGCGTCTTCGCCAGTTGCAAAACCAGGCAAAATGTGGTAGAATAGAGGTAGTGTGGGGAAAAGACGGGCATATCCACTTGAAGGGGATAGCCCGTAGGGCTGAAATCTTGCGCCCGGCACAGGAGCAAGAGACCAGTCAGCCTTCATAGGCCGCCCGCTGAAATTTATGCTCAGCATCCTTCGGGCAGGTGATTTATTCACCTGCCCGTTTTTTTATTTGCTATGGTGGACGTAACCGTTGTCTCGGTTAACTTTCAGACGTTGGCCTTGATTCAGGATTGCATCCGCAGCCTGCGTCGTTTCTATCCTGGCGTGAGTTTGCTGATTGTAGACAACGGCTCGCATGACAGTTCGACGCGCTACATCTGCAATTTGGCCCGGAGGAGCAAGGTCACGCGAGCCCTCTTGAATGAGGACAACGTGGGTCACGGTCCGGCTCTGCATCAAGCCATCCTCGCTGCTCAGACTCGGTACGTCTTCACGCTGGATTCGGACTGCCAGGTCATTGCCGGTGGATTCCTGGAACAGATGCTTGAGTTCTTCCAGGATGACCAGGTGTATGCGGTGGGAGCAATTCGCTATTGGGTAAGCACTCGCCCGGCAAGCGGAGCGGTGCTGCGTGCACACCAGCCCTCTGTGCAGAGGGCAGAGGCTTTCAGTCACGAGGGAAGCCGGTATGTCCCCGGAGCCCACCCGGCTCGAATGCTACTGGATCGGGAGAAGTACCTGGAGCTGCCGCCCTTTCGGCATCACGGTACCCCGGCCTTTTGGAACATGCGTGAGGCCAGCAGGCGAGGCTTGAGGTTAGCTCGGTTCCCGATAGCTCGCTACGTCCGCCACCTTCGAGCCGGAACCAGGCGCAAGTTTGAGGGCCGTTGGTGGCCAGGCCACGGCCCGCCTAAAGCCATCCCGAAAAGGAGCGAGTGAGATGCCAAGAGTCATTGGTTGGTTGGATTGCTTGCCAGTTTCACGAACGCGGGGCGAGGGGCAAGGGATGGGCGGCCCTCGGCAGGGGGACGGAGGGCCAGCGCAGTGTGTCTGCCCCAAGTGTGGGAAGAAGTATGCCCATGAGCGCGGGAAGCCTTGCACAGCCCAAAAATGCCCCGAATGCGGCGTTGCACTCGTGGGACTCGACGCAGCCCTGGTGAACTGGTACAACCGGATGCCCCCAGTCTCTAAGGGAGGGCCCGGGTCAGGGAATTTTGGTCATGCCGGCAGGCCGGGACAGAAAGGAGGTTCCGCGCCTAGCAAGCAACCTTGGTGGATGAGGCCTCGTAGGGGCCGTTGGAATCAGCCGCCCCCCGATATAACGCCGCCTGCGCCGAAGGGGTGGCAGAAGCGAGGTTCTGGTCATGGTGCTGTGTACATCAGGGATAAGCGAGATGATCCAAACAAGTCAGTTCAAATATTGTGCGAGCCAGAAGGCGGTCGGGGAGGAGCGCCCGTAGTCAAGGTTGGGCTTTGGTTGTTCGGTAAGAGGTGGGGCTCGCCAGGACTGCCGTACGAGGCGTTGTACGAGTACGAAGGGATGAAGCTAGAGCCAGCCCTAGCCCTGTGTGACCATTTCATTCGGACGGGAGAATTCCCGGAGAGTGAGTTTGCGAAAAAGATAGATGAAGTCCCGGAGTAGCAAACGGGTCAGGAGACTGACATGAGCCTCGATAGAACCGGTGCCGAATTGCAAGGCATGGACGTGGAGCTTCTGGTGAACTGGTACAATCGGCTGCCTCCAGTTTCTAAGGGAGGGCCCGGATCAGGGAATTTCGGACATTCTGGGAGGCCGGGGCACAGAGGAGGTAGCGCTCCAGCTGACAGGCGTGCAGCCTATTTCGCCATGTCCTGGGAGGAGTTCCAAGATGCGGCGGCGGAGAAGGCGCGAACGTTTCTTGTCGAGGAAGCAGGGTTCAAGCCCAAGGACATTCTGAAGGTGACAGCCATTCCACAGCCCAAGCTCAGACGGTTCTTTTCCCCTCGGTGGGCACGGGTAAAGGTCACGGCGAGGGGCAGGCCCGGGTCATTTGAAGTGTGGGCCGAGGTAGATCCCCCGGAGGATCCAATAGGAGAGGGGGAGATGAGGGTGTATTTCCCGACTCAGGGCCAGTTATCCATGGGCAAGCCGTGAAAGCTAGACATGAACCTCGATGAAATCTTTGCTGCCAAACTGCAAGACGTAGACGACCAGGAGCTTCTGTCCCTGCACTTTCGCTGTCACCAGCTTTGGTCGCAGGGAGACGCCAAGCTCAAGCGCAAGGTGGAGCGAGCACACAGGCTGATTTCAGCCGAGATGCGCCGGCGCAAGATGAAACACGCCTCGCCCCTCAAGGAGGTCAAAGGCCGTCATAGGGGGCTGTACCTGGTCCCGCCCCACGGTCGGCTGATTTGGGAGGGCAAGAAGAAGGCTGTGGTCAAGGCCAAGAAGTTCGACATGCGCGGGCCGTTGGTCATAGTCTCCAAGGAGAACGGGACAGGATTAGCCTTCGGTCTGGCAGAATTTGACGAACCAGTGGAGATTGACCTGTCAGAATTTGCCCGCCAAGCAGACAAGCACCGCGTTACGGAGGAAGAGCGCAAAGAATGGTGGCCGGGCCACGACAAGCTGTACCTTTACAATTTGAGACGCTGGACGCCTTTCGGGAGACCAGCCGAGGTCGCCGTCCCTCAGGGCGTGCAAACGTTCATGGACGAGGTCGTCCTCAAGATGACAGGATCGCACCTGTTGGATCTGTCTGACCTGCCGGAGTTCGTTTGGGTGCCGGATTTCCTGAGTGTGACGGGTAGCCTGGTCTATTTGAAAGAGGGAGACAGGCTGCCCCACGACGTAGATGTAGTTCTGCGGGCAACCGCTGACGAGAAGTCGGGTCGGTTCCATCTGGAGGTAGATGATTCCTTCGCTCTGAAGCTCCAGCGTGCGTTACGAGAGAGGTTAGGGATTGAGGACCTGGACATCGATTGGCATCCTACAGCTTTTGGCCCGAACTGGCCCTACGTCTCGGTTTACGACCTGGTACTGCGGCCCAAGCGCACAGCCATAGTGCAGGACATCGAGGAGCCGGAATTCGAATCTTTGCGCAAAGAAGTTACAGTCGCCAAAGAATGGTTCTACCCGCCGAAGCCTGCTCGCGCGACAGGGGAACGACCTCAGACGGTGGAGAACGTGCTTGCAGCCCTGAAGGATGTCCCCTTGCCCGTATGGATTTCGGTTAAGCGGGACGGGGCGCACCTGGTGATCTCCCGGCGCGGCGGGAAGGTTGAGGCTTGGACGGAGGACGGAACCAAGTTGGCAGTAGGAGGCGATAAGGGCCTGGACTTCGACTGGCCAGCGGGAGATTGGCTTGTAGACGGGGAGCTCGAGCATTGGGAGGGTGGAGCCCACTTCCCGCGTGAGGCCAGTGTGGGGTTGATGCATACCGGTGACCTCAGGGGTAAGTTCAGCTTGGTGGTCTACGGTTGGTTTGGGCCGGGAGGCAAGCTGCTGCCCATGCCGGAGGTGGTCTCGGCGCTAGAGTCTTGGGGCCCGCCCGTCCTGGATAAGCAGACGCCCAAGAACGGAGAGCTGTATGTCCTGAAGCATTTCAAGTGCAGCACTCAGGCTGACCTAGCCAAGTGGGCTAAAGCTTTGCCCGGCTATCCTGGCAGCGAGGGCTTCGTTGTCCAGTCGGAGGACAATAAGACCTGGTTGAAGTACCACAAAGCAATTGTGGCCACCGTGCAAGTCATCGAGGAGAAACCGACCAAAGGCCCAGCGCACGTCTACACGTTTGGAGTCATGCACGAGGGCAAGGTCAGCCGGGTGGGCAACAGCTTCGGCACAGCTCTAAAGCTAAAGCCCGGCGACACGTTCAAGGTTGAAGCCGAGACCGTAAACCTGTACGACGATGCGGGCAGCAAGCGGGTCACGTTCTGGAAGCCGCGCGTCCTGGAGGCAACAACGGACAAGGCCGACTCATTGGACGCCGTGGTCAAGCGAGCTCGTGAAGCAGGAATACTCACGGTTCGGAAGGACGGGGAATTCACGCTTGTCGAGAAAGTGGGAACTTCCGCCTCGGGCCATTGGGCTCATGCCGGCATACCTGGTCACCGTGGTGGGTCAGCGCCCGGAGGGGGACATGCGGCGCTTGGGATTAAGCCGGGCATGTCCGTGGACGAAGTGAATGCGCGGATACAAGCGCGAAGGTTCAGGCATCAAGCTCCCTCAGAGGAGTTGATGCGCAACGGCCGGCTGATCAAGCAAGCCGATGCGGATTACGAAGCGGGGATAAATCCCAGTTACGTTGCCTTTCTGGAGGGTGACGGTCGGGTGCTGGTCAAGGGGCAGTACAGGCAGGGGTCGGCCGCGGGCAGCGATCCGCGCATGGAGCGGTCAGCTTATGAGCTTGCTGAGGCTATGGGCTACACGGGATTGGTGCCTCGGACGGTAGTTCGCTCAGAGACAGAGTCTGTCCATCACTGGATAGAGGACACGGAAGTGGCGTTGGAGTTCGGGGGCGAGCTAAAGGACTCGGCTAAGGAAGACCTGATCCGAATACGGGTTTTGGACCTGATGACCGGGAACAAAGACAGGCACCTCGGCAACATAATCTTCTCGAAGGACGGCAAGCACGCCTATGCAATTGATAACGGTTATCCGAGGAGGCTGAGGGGCAAGCAGCGCGACAAGTACTGGCCCACGACGTTTAAGCGGTACGGTTTGCGAGGGTTGACGTCGGAGGACCTGGCCCCGGCGAGGCGGGTACTGGCCGACAAGAAGCTACGTGACAGGCTGGTAGCCGAGGGAGTAATAACCCTGAAGGAGTGGCGAGCCATGGAGCGGCGCATAGCCTTAGCCCCGGAGGATCTCATCAGATGAGCGTCTATCGGTTTCTGAGCAGGGACAGCGAAGGACAAACGCATGAGAAAGCCCGTGCGACGGTCATCGGCCGGCGCGCCCAGTGGGAGGGAGACCTGAAGCTCCGCTCCTTCCTGCTGGAAACTCCTTTTGGGGGTTTGGACGGCGAGAATTTTGACCCCAGCAATCCCACGCACTGGAAGTTGCTCCCCCGCTTGATTGCAGGATCGCGCCTGTGGGTTGTCGAAGGGGAAGGGGACCAGGGAGAGCCGCTCGCCCGCGAAGGCGAAGCTCAGGAAAAGACCCGCCATCGCCGCGACAAGTGCATGGTCTGCTCAGCCCCGCCCCAGGTGGACGTTCATTGGGCTGACGGGCGCGGACGGGCCTGGTTCTGCCTTCGCCATTTCAAGGATTGGGCTCGGGAGGAAGAGCGAGACATAGTTCGGTGCTGGTTTGTTGCGAACGGCGAAGTCCCCGAAAAGATAGGCGACGAGGGGGCGCAGGTCAGGAAGGTCGGGGAGCAACTTAGCACGGAGCAGCTGATCGAGCGATTGGAACAGCTGGCGGATGCCCAAAAGGATGGGGCAGCCGCTAAAGCCAAAGCCGTGCCTGCTGATCCGTATGTTCGTCTCCCGCCCGATCCGAATGCTCCACAGCCGTACATGTTGCACTTGCACGCTCGCGGCGCCTCGGTGCACGGGGACTTGCGCTTTCGGTTGACAAAAGACCTGCTCGTGGGCTGGACAATGGCCGTCCAAATGCCGGGAGCTTTGCCAGACATTGAGAGCGTCGCCCAGCTGCGCCAGCTCTCGAAAGACCCGTCCAGGTGGAAGGTGAACTTCACGACCGGACAGTTTCGAAAGCGCCAGGTGCGCGGCGGCACCGTTCGCAAGACCGCCATCCTCTGCTTCGAGAAAGCACCGGAGCCGATAGAATGGATGAAAGTCGAGGGTCGGGTTGAACCCGGTTCGGTCGGGGCAACCAGTGGGGAAGCGGGAGTCTTCTACATCGCCGACAAGGGGGTGATGGCCTATGGCGCCCAAAAGCCCTGGTCGCACGAGTACTTTTTGTGGGGCGGCCACGGGTTGGCTCCAGGCCGCTATTTGCTCCGCGCTCTAGGACATTCCGATAAGGAAGCTAAGCCGGTCAAGCTTGGCGAGTTTCTGGAGAGCCAGATTCACCTTGTATTGACAGTGTTGGCCGACCGGATGTTTGCTCAAGGGTTCATAGACCGTGACACACGCCTGACTCTCTCCAGCGCGATTGGAGATGCCCTGGCGAAGTTCCACGAACTGACAGAGGAAGTCGGGGATGAGCTCTCGCCCGAAGACGTGAAGCTTCTCCTGGGCCTGGCCATGCCCCAGTTCTCCGAGGCAGCGGTGCGGTCAATGGCCGCGGCAATCTTGCCTCCGGCCGAGGAGAAGGGAGGGCGGGACATCCACTGGCAGATGATGCAGGTTGAGGAGCAAGCCCCCTATGTCCTGCGCGGGGCGGTGTCCAAAGATTGGTTGCCACCTGTGGGCCATGCAGCCTTGCCCCCTGCCCTACTGAAATTGGTGCCCAAAGACGCACAGTACTGGCAGAAAGGGGATACGGCCACTCGCCTGGCAAAGCGCAGGGCAGCGGTGGAAGCCATTGGTGACAAAGCCGACAAGTGGGCGTGAGAGGAGGGGGTATGGACAGTCTAGCTCTGTTGGACGAATTTCTGGGAGTGGAGCAGAAACGAGTGCCAGACGGCAAGTTTGTGCTCATTCGCCGCACTTGGCGAGGGCCGATCCAGACTAGGTGGGGGCCGTCAGATGTAGCTTGGGACTTGCACGTCGGCGGAGTGGGCATGGTGGGCCTGGAGCGAGACCCCGCGTCTGAGGGGCCCGTCCTGGCGCGGCGCACGCGCGGCTTGCAGTATGGAGGCAAGTCGGCGGATGAGCTAACAGGCAAGGTAGACTTGGAGCCAGGGACGGACGCTAATCCGTCCAAAGACACAGCGGCCCAAGCCGAGGTCATTGACAGCGGGTCGGTCACCGTTGTTCAGGATTCGCCAGAGCTTGTCAAGCTGAAGCTAGGAGGTGAAAAGCTCAAAGGCCTGTTCGTCTTGAAAGCCGAGGCGGGTGTGGGAGGCTTATGGCAATGGGAGAAGTCGCAGCCAGCGCCTACAGCCAAAGAGAAGGTGCTATATCCGCTGTTTGCCTTGCTTCTGGCCCTGCGACGGCGCTCGGCCGTCCCGGTGTGGAAAGATCGCAAGGGGCAGCGTTGGTATGCCGCTGTGGTCTCCACAGCGGTGAAGGATCTGGAGGGCCAGACGGTGACCCGCGAGGGCATGGACTTCTCGATAGCCTTGGCGAAGAAGTACGGCTATCGCTCGAAGTTGTACATAGCCCACGCTGTACCACAGACGTTGATAGGGCATTCCAGGTTTGAAATGCGATTGGGGCCTTTCTGGTTGGAGCTCGGCACGTTCCTGCCACCCGGCGAAAGCCCCCTGGCGGACGCGATGTACAAAGCATTGCAGCGAGACGGAGGGAGTAAATGTCGTATAAGCATAGGATTTTTGTGCCCTATAGGGCAGATGCGGAGGGGCATATATACGCGGGTCCTCAAGTTTGACTCCAGCATCACAGATGAGCCCGCCATGCCCTTGACAGCTATTGCTCCGATTACGAAAGAAGGAGGGAAAGTCATGGATTTGGAAAAGATTCTGCGGTTGTTGAACCCAGAGGACGAGGACGAGGCCGTGAGCCTGCGTAAAATGCTCCAGGAGCTCCTGGGCAGCGAGGCCAAGTCACTGACCGCAGTACAGAAGGCCGAAGGCGCTAAGGCCATCGCTGCGGCGTTGACCGCTCTCAAGGGGGTTGTGGACGACCTCCCGGCCGGGACGCAGAAGTTGGTACAGGATGCTATCGCCGCTCTGGAGTCGGCGGGCGAAAAGTATCCGTATCCCGAGGCCAAGCAAGCTCCTGCGGACGAAGGCGAGGAGGAGGAGGAGGAAAAGAAAGTCGAGAAGTGCGAGCCAGGCGAAGAGGAGACCAAGAAGGTCGCCAAGACTGAATCTCCAGCCGCTCCAGAACCGAAAGAGGAAGCGGCAAGTGAGGAAGCCAAGGTCAGCAAGACGTTGGACAAGGTCAGCGCCAGCCTGGAGGCCCTGCAAGTCGGCGTTTTGGGCATGGAAGCCCGGCTCAAGGCGGTCGAGGAGCAGGCAGAGTTGGTTGAAGCCATGAAGTCTCTCTTGCAGCGGATGCCGTCCTCAGCTATTCGCCCCTCGGAGGAAGCCCCTGAGGTTTCGAAGGGGGAGAAGGTCGTCAAGGAGCTCCAAGAGAGTTTGGGTGCCGGCCCGGTACATCCGTTGGCCGGCATGTTCGGCGGTCCGACAAAGAAGGAGGGAGGATCATGAACCTGACGGTGAAACAATTGGAACTGCTGACCAGACTGGCCGACTCTGGTCAAGTAGAAGGGCTCCTGAAGTTGCTCGGCTCAAACGTAGGGGTGCAGCAAAAACAGCTGAGTACCAATCTGCTCTACGGGCAGGGAGGATTGTTCAGCGTCTGCGCCGAAGACACGCTGATCAACGCCTCCTTGAACGATGTGGGCCTGGCGGGTCACATTCCCTGGGTGGCTAGCGATGTGGAGGTCTTTCGTCAGCCGATCATGTCTGCCATGGGTGACCTGGATCCCCAGCCCGAAGTCGAAGATCAGTGTGGCGATCCCCACGGCACGGGCTGGAAGGGTTGCGAGCTCGAGTGGTGCTTCGGCCGCATTCGCCGCAAATCGCCTGAGTACGACAGGCTCGATTTGGGGATGCGCTGGTGCAACAAGGTGCCACGGTTCCGGCTGTTCGGGAATGTCTCGGTCGGCGGAGTGACGGTTGCCCCCCAGGGCAGCATGATCGACAACGATGCCGAGTGGGGCGCTGTCACAGCCGCAGTTGGAATTCGCCAGATTCTGGGTCGGTGGCTGTACACCGGCTCCGTGGCGACCGGGACGCACCAGTTCGACGGATTGCAGGTCTTGGTCAATACGGGCTATTTCGACTTGCGGTCTAAGCTGCCCTGTCCAGGCGTAGACCCGGACGTCAAGGACTTCGGCGGGGACTGCATCAATGACCCGTCCAGCACCAAGAATATCTACGCCTATCTGGACGCCATTGTCGGCCGGATCATCCAGCGGGCAACCGGAGCAGGGCTTGACATCCCGGCCGCCAGTGACATGCGCATCGTCGCCCCGTCCTGGCTGCTGGACTGCCTGTACGAGTACTGGGCCTGCACGCTAGGCCCTTGCGGCACAGGAGTAGGCGGAGGCGGAGGCGCAGGGCAGATGCAGTTCGTCTCAGCAGACTGGGCCCGCTCGACAGCCGACGACCTGCGAAAGCGGGGCGTGCTGCGGGTACGGGGCATGGATATCCCGACGATCCCAGATGACTACCAGCCTTTCACTCACGTCCCGGGAGGCGGGTATATGGCAGACATCTACGTCCTGACCATGCAGGTCGGCGGTCTGCCCATCATCAGGGGTGAGTACCAGGATTTCCGAAAGGGAGTCGGCGATGCCCTGACCGGCTGGACAACGGAACTCGTCGGAGGCCGCCCGGTGGACGATGGCAGGTTCTACGTCTGGCAAGAGCGGCGCAACACCTGCTTTGACACCCGTGTGGCTCTCAAGCCACGGCTGGTCATCCTGCTGCCCTTCCTGCAAGGTCGCGTCACGAACGTGTGCTGCAAGAGCCTGCAAGCGCCACTCTCGCCGTATCCGGGCGATAGCCCGTACTACCCTGACGGTGGGGCGTACGAAGCGTGGTACGACGACGAGACGCATTGCCATGGCCCAGCTCGAGCTGCGCAATAGTGCAGCGTAGATAAGCACCTGGCACGGGTAGTCGGATGCCATCCGACGCTCGGGAGGTTGGCCGCCTCCTGCCAGGTCTTATGATGGCCGAGGTGTGATGGACGTTCACGTTGTCGCGCCCGGTGATAACTGGATACTAGATCGATATGCGCGTTGCCTGGGCCGGTTGCTGGGCTGGACTGTAGGCCGGCAGCCACGCGCCGGGGCGGAAGTAAATCACTTCATGCCCTATCTTCTGCTGCGTGATCGCCCTGCTCAGGGCAAAGTGTCAGCTTGGTTCACGCACCTGGAGGAGCGAGGGCCCACGACACCTGGGTCAAAGATAGGGCGTTGGCACCGCGCCGCTAGACTGGTCGATCTGCGTTGTTGCCAGGCCCAGAAGTATGCCGATATGCTATCGGGCAACGGGCCGACAGTAGTTATTCCCACGCCAGTGGACGCGAAGGCTTTTCACCCTCGGCGGCTTCGGGTGGGGGTTGCCGGGCGGGTGTACAAGCACCCGTCGCGCAAAGGCGAACACCTGGTCAGGAAACTCTTGGAATTAGAGGAGTTCGAGGTGGTGGGAGCGGGCAAGGGTTGGCCTTGCCCGACCACGTTCTACTCACGCGATGCCCTGCCTGACTTCTTTCGCTCGCTGGATGTTTTCCTGATCACGAGCGAGGTTGAGGGAGGGCCGGACACCTTGCTCGAAGCGTTAGCCTGCGGCCTGCCGGTTGTTGCCCCACTGGGAGTAGGATTCTGCGACGAATTGCCAGTCGATTTTCGCTATCCACGCGGGGATTTCGAGGCCATGGTTGCCAGCCTGCGGGAGATAAATGCAGTTCGCTACAGGAGACGCCAGGCGGTACTCGCCCGAACCGAGGAAGCTTTCGCGCTTGCTTACGAGCGCGCTTTCGCGGAGTTTCTGCATGACTAGCCAGCGGGGAGTTGTCTATGTGGCCTACGGCGAGCCAGCGCTGAAGTGCTTGAGGGTCAGCGTCAAAGCCTTGCGCCTCGTCGAGCCGGACTTAGAGGCGGTGGTAGTATCCGATCGGGCGGTGCCAGAGTTGCCCTCGATAGTCAGGAAAACTGAGGATTTAGGGGCTCGGTCGGTAAAGACGAGCCTGTACGATTTACTGCCCTGGGAGCACACGTTGTACCTGGACGTGGACACCGTCCCGCTAAAGCCCCTGACTCGGTTCTTCGCTCCCCTGGAGCGGGGCTGGGAGATGGCCTTCTGCCTGGATGCGTTCGCGGGCACCCTGGGGCAGTGCCGGCTGAAGAACAGGGCAGAGACGGCGTACTGTTCTCGCCTGTTCGGCACGCTGGAACTTGCGCAAATGGCCGGAGGCGCGTTCTCCTGGAGGAAATGCCAGCCAGTGGAGCAGGTCTTCAAGACCTGGGCTGCTGAATGGCGCAGATTTCGCCACCGAGACCAGGGAGCATTGGTTAGGGCCCTGGCGCTCACGCCGGTCAAGGTCTGGATATTGCCCTGGCAAGCCAACTGTGAGGAGCGCGCCCTTGCTGCCGAGGTGTATCATTTTCACGGGGCAGCTCGAAGGAAAGGAGCACAGTAGTGGAGGATCAGGTCCAGGAGATTGCCTGCCGCCTAGTCAGCAGTCTCACGGCCGAGGATTTGGGAAGACTCATCGTCGATCTACAACGCAGGCTGGAGATTCTGACCGAGGTTAAGAGCCCGGATGGGGTCTACACGCCTGCCCAGGAACGGGAGGTCCTCAATCGGTTGGAAGCGCTGGGCCATGGGTAAGAAAGAACGCACGCTGAACCTGGGTGCGGGAGACCGACTAATTGCCGGTGCGGTAAATCACGATCGGATGCCGAGGCCGGGCGTTGACGCAGCCCACGACCTGGACGTGCTGCCCTGGCCCTGGGAGGACGAAGCGTTCGACGTTGTGGTCTCCTGGGCAGTTTTCGAGCATCTGCACCTGACCCTGGTTGAGTCGCTGGACGAGTGCTGGCGGATTCTTCGCCCCAGCGGGGTGCTCAAGCTGAAGGTACCGGCCGTAGAAGCCAGCACGGTTGCGGACGACCCGACGCACATCTGGCGGGGATGGACGGAGCGCACGTTCGACTTCTTTGACCCGACCAGGGGCACGTATGGAAAGCGCGGGGCCATGTACGGCATCAAGCCCTGGCGCATCCTGCATTTGCAGAGAGTCGCTAAAGGCAATGCCATCGTGGTACACCTGAGGAAGGTGGGATGAAACGCGGGATCGTGGCCGTGGGAGCGGAAGCGGCACAGAGAGCAGCGGCCTGTTACCCCGATTGGGAGGTGCAAGAGGTTGAGTATGCCATGCCCTTGCACTACGCCGACAGGCTCGCCGAGGCGCAGTTCGACGAGTTCATGTTCCTGGGCTCGGAGGCGCGCTGTCCGAAATCGGCATTTGTCAGACTAGCGTTCAAGCAGCTGGAGCGAGGCTACGAGTGGATAAGTCCGCTGGCAGGTTACAAGGATGACCCGGTAGGCTATTTCTTGCCCCTGGCCTTTGTCAAGCGCTCGCCGGGGACGGACAGGCTGATAGCCAGGTGGCAGAATAAGCTCCAAAGTCTGAATCCCTGGCAGGCGTTTCGGGAAGCCCTCTTCGAGAGCCCGCTTCGGTTTTGGCCTGCGCCGACAAGTTGGTGGCAGGGTAAGGCAGACGGGCTGGTCACAGCAGTTGTGCCGTGCTACCGGCACGAAGAGTTCTTGCCGCAGGCGGTTAAGTCAGCGCTAGCATCAGGCTGCATCGTCTTGGTAGTCGACGACGGTTCACCGGACGTTCCAGGAGCACTGGAAGAGTTCAGGGGCAGGCCCGTGTATGTTTTGCAGCTCAAAGAGAACCGGGGGTTGCCGAAAGCTCGGAATGCAGGTATTAGGGTGGCCAGGACGCAATTCATAGTTAGCCTGGATGCCGACGATGCTCTCGAACCGGGAGCGGTTGCTGCCATGCGTGCCGCCTGGAAGCCCGGCCGGTGGATGCATCCAGATGTCCAGCTTTTCGGCGATGCAAACCGGCACGTCAAGGTTGTAGTCAACGAGAGCACAATGCAGTCCATGCAGCCGGCGCACCCGGCGATCCTGTTCGCCAAGGACGATTGGATAGCGGTGGGAGGGTACGACGAGACGATTGCGGCTTTCGAGAGCTGGGATTTTCACGCGCGGTTGATGCAGGCGGGGGTTCAGCCAGAGCGAGTGGTCGAGGCATTAGTGTTCTACAGGAAGCGACGGGGCCGGGGGATGCTGTCCAGAATTCTGCGCGATAAGCAAAAATATGTAGCCGAAGTGTACGATAGAAATCCAGCGTTTTTTAGAGCACGTGAGAGGAGGTCAAGATGGCCAACGAGGGGCGTTTAGGGTTGATTAAGTACACCGGGCCGCGTGCAGCGCCGTTTTCCGTGACACGGGGAGGCAAGACGCGGCGATGGAGCAGGCACCCTGCCCTGCGTCGCAAGTGGTTGCCTGAGGCAGAGGCTCTGGCTTATCAGAAGCTTCAGGATTTCGAGCTGGTTCGTTGGGGCGGGACAAAGCCCAAGCCCAAGCCGAAGCCAGAGGAGCCAGTCCTGCTGCACGGGCGGATGCGTTACCCGCCTGGCAGCTTGCCGGACGCTCCTGACGTCGATGCCCTGCTGAAAGCGGCAGAGTTGCTGGCCCAGTCCGAGGAACAGCTAACGGAGGAGATGGAAGCGGGCGAGTACCCGTTCCTGATGTCCTCAGCCGGGCTTGTTCATCGTCGAACCTGCCCCAATGCACCGACCAAACCGGTGGGAAAGTTCTTGACGCTTGAGGACGCCCGCTACGATCCTCGGTTCAAGCGGTTCCACCGCTGCATCAAGGACTAGGAAATGGGCTGAGGAGGAACGAGGCGAGCGCCAGCACGCCGGTGGCGTGCAAGCAAGCCTGGGAAAGCCTGGGTTAGATTCAAGTACATAGGAAGGCGAACCGGGAATTTCAGGGTAGGGTCGTATTCCATTTTCCCCGGGCGACCGGTCATAGTGCATCCCGAAGACGTCAAATTCTTCGAGGACAGTAAGGATTTTGAGCGGGAGGCCGAGGGTGGGGGAGCGAGGTGACGGTAGAGGCAGGGTTTGGTCTAGGATATCCGGTAGCACCTGGAGCTCCCTGGGGCGGGGAACCCGGCGCTGGCATGTGCGCCGTCTCGCTTTCCAGGTATGCTCGGGTTCTCGGCATTCCTGAGCTGGAGTTTTGGGGAGTCAAGCGAGGGAGCTATACCTCACCTAAATGCCAGTTCTGGACAGGGCCGGAGCGGTGGAGGATAGCCCTTCGGCTCTGTGAGGCTCGGGCTCTGATGGCCAGCAAGTTGGGGGTTCACCTGTTGCCAACCTGGATACCGGAGGAGTGGGTCAGGTTTGTCGGTCGAAATCCCATATCGCTGCGCTGGCATCACTTCATCACGGGGGGGGCTAAGGCGGTATCGGTGTACGAGGCCCATGCTCCGGTAGTCTATGCTGGAGAAACAGGGCAAGTCCAAGTCCCGCATGGAGGCGTGGGGGCGGTGGACGAAGTGCGGGTTTGGTACAGCGATATGCTCTACGAAAGCGGACCAGAGCCCTCGGCGATAGATTTTGGGCCGGTAAACGTCACCGTCACGTTCCCCCGATGGCGGTTGGTCAAGCCGGAGCTTATGGGTGAGGAGAATGTGCCGGTTGCCTGGGAAGACTTGGACAACTTTGTCACCGAGTTAGCAGTCACCCGCGAGTATGCAGATGTATCTCAGCAAGCTCAAGTCCAGGTGGAAGACTGCGTTTGCGCAGGGAGTTGCGAGATAGCGTTGCAATCAGCCTGCATAGTGCCTGTAGAACGGGAGCTATCCTGGGTGAACATCTTCCCGGCGACGTACAGCGGTGGGAGGTGGTACAGGGGCACTTGTTTCAAAGGGCAGCCCAGCCAGGTCAAGGTAGCCTATCGGGCCGGCCTGGCGCACGCGCTGCCGACCTTCGAGGATGCCGTTCTCAGATTGGCGCACTCACTGATGCCGGAAGTAGAATGCCCATCGGGAAAGGACGTCCAGCACCGGTTTTGGAAGCGAGATCGGGCGGAACCGGCGACGATGACCAGGGAGCGAGTGAATTGCCCCTGGGGGCTAAGTAATGGGGCCTGGGCGGCCTGGATGTTCGCCGAGCACTCGCCGTACAACTACGGGAAAGGTGGCGGCCGGATGTAAAGATCGCCGTGAATTATGGCTGCCAGTTAGATAAACAGGAGGATAAGCAAAATGACCCAATCAACAACGATCGTCAGGGGAAAGCAAACCGGATTCGCTAAGGTAGCGCCGTCGCTCAGCCCTTTCGAGTGGCTCGGGGCGTGCTCTCGGTGGTCTGGTTTGACGGAAGACTTGGGGGACATTGAGTGGACGCAATGTCAAGACCCAGCGGAGTCGGGAGCCTTTGTGGTCGATGCCGAGCTTGTCTCATCCGGCAAGTCAGCGGACGGCTCGCTGATCATGAAGAAGTCAGTCAGGAACAAGATTGCCACGTCCATGAAGAAGTGCCGCTGGCACCTCGACATTCGTTATCAGCTGGGCAGCAGGCGTGACGACCCGTTCAACTGGGAGTCCATCGATCGGCTCTGCGAGGCCAAGTTCACGGAGTACTCGACGGACGATGAGTCGGCGTACTCAGACGACGACCAGGGAGAGGTCATCATCACAGCCCCGTTCAAGGGAAGGCCGCCTATCTATCACCTGTGGCGGCTGTCCAGTGAGTTGCTCACCGATGATGCAATCACGGACATGATTTCAGCCCTGGCCGTTTGCAATGCCGAGGTTTGCCCGGCCGAGAGCGCGCCGGGTGAAGGATGCCGTGTTGTCTACGGTACAGCAGCCATAGGGGGCAATCCGTACTTCGGCCTGTCTACAGACAGCGGGAAGACGGTCACCTGGCAAGCTTTCGATGGGACTAACGGCACGCCAAATTGGGCGGGTGCAATCACGGGAATTGCCTGCCTGGGCAGCCTGATCATCGCGGTCAGCCCCACTGACGGAGCCCATGCCTACTCGCTCGACGGAGGGGAGAGCTGGACGGAGGTCACGCTGGCGGACTATGCCGCTCATGCTCCTTTCGCGGTCGCAATCTGGAGCCCGAACGACATCTGGATCTGCGGGGCGGGCGGCTACATCTGGAAATCGACTGACTCCGGAGCCTCAGCCAGCACAGCCGAGGGTGGAGATGCAGGGGATGTGACAACGCAAGACCTGTACCGGATCAAGTGCTACACCGAAGACGTGGTGCTGGCCGTGGGAGACAACAATGCCATCGTGTTCACCAGCAACTCGGGTGACATTTGGCAGCCCGTCCCCGGGCCAGCGGCGAAAGCCGCGACCCTGATCACGTCGTTCTGCTTTGTAGAGCGCATGATCTGGGCGCTGGTCTACGTTGACGGCGACCTCTACTGGACTGACAAAGGTGAAGACACAGCCGCGGCCGATTGGGTGCAGGATGCGCAGATAGCGGATAAGAATCTGCCGAACCTGGCGGACGTGCATTGCGTGGCCTGCGACCGGCTCGTGGCGGTGGGAGCGTTGGATGGGGACACGGGAGTTGCTCTGGAGAACGTCCACGGCGCACCAGGGCATTGGGAGGACTTGGAAGTCCCCCCGTCCACAGGGCTTTTGATGCAGCTCGACTCTTGCCACGAAAACCTGTTCCTGGCGGTAGGGGATGTCACCTATGTGGGCGCGTTAGGAACCAGGGTTAGGTTTGCGTAAGGAGATGCTATGACCAACAATGCAGAAGTGGGCGTGGTAGTCTTGCCCAGCACCGGACGGCAGGTACGCTGCAGGCGCATCCCGCCTGACTTGCTCGAGGCTTTTGATCGTGCGCATCAGCCCCCTCGCCCACCTAAGCGAAAGGCGAAGACCATCGGGGGCGGGACAGAGTGGGTCGATGACGTGGAAGATCCGACCTATCTGAAGAGCATGGAGGAATTCGGGGCGAAACGGGGAATCGACCTACGGGAGTTGATTTTTGACTTTGTAGATCCGATTCTGCCGGACGATCCTGCCCTGATCGAGTCGTGGGAGAGGAGATTGGAACGCTACGGCATTCCCGTCTCGGACCTGGCCATGCTCAAAGCGTTCTACATCGGTGACCCGGAGACAGACTACGAGGTCATTATCAATGAGGTGCTGCGCCTCAGCACGGTCACCAATGGGGAGGTGGAAGCCGCCCTCGACAGGTTTCGACCTGAGATGGATGGGCGAGATTCCGGTGATGGAACTTCGGTTGCCGAAGAGCAAGGTGACAGCGAGTAAGGCATATCTGTATCGGAAGGCAGCAAGGTTCTCCGGCATCCCCTGGACAGAATTCCGGGAGTTGCCGGGACCGATTCAGTCGGAGTACGTGGCCTTCTACCTGGCAGCGATGGCGGAAGAAGCCATTGCCGCCGGCGCAATGGGAGGGTAAGTCGTCATGACTTTGGCCCGGACGCTAGGCTTACAACTGACTATGGCCGGGCTGGCCGCGTATGAGAGCGCCGCGCGTTCGGTCAAGATGTCGAATGCAGGCATAGCGGATAGCATGGGCGCGGCGGCACAAGCCACGACTCAGATGGAAGAACGAACCCGGGGTTTGCTCGGCACGTTGGAGGCTGCAAGCCCCGGGTTAGCTGTCTTGGGCGGCACCCTGAGCGCTCTGGGAGGTGGGGCACTAGCTCTGGGCAAGAAGTTCGCCATGACCGCTGCTCGCTCGGACGAGCTCCGAATCGTCATGGAGGTCGTGGGCCAGAATGCAAACATAAGCAAGGAGCGTCTCCACGAGCTTGAGATGGAGCTCCGCAACGTCGGAATGACCGTGGACGCTTCGCGGACGATGCTAACCCAGTTCATGCAATCTGAGCTGGACGTTGCTCAAGCTACAGACATAGCCACGGCCGCCCAGAACATGGCCGTCGTTGCCGGACTGGACTCTTCGCTCTCAGCGCAGCGCTTGACAGCCGCGTTGGTGGGCCTGAACCCGATGTTGCTGTGGCAGTTCGGCATTATAACGTCCGGCGAGAAGATGTACGGGAAGTACGCTAAATCCGTGGGCAAGACGGCTGAGCAGCTGACGGTCACCGAGAAGCGGCAAGCCATGTTGAACACGATCATGGAGTCGGCGAGCAAGTACGCTGGGGTCTACGCTGAGGCCATGAAAAATCCGGCGAAGATGATGCGCTCGCTGTCTCGGTACGCTCACACAGCTACCCTGGCCATAGGTGAGCACCTGTTCCCCGCCTTTCGGGCGATAGTCTTCGCTACTAAAGATGTGCTCAAGTTCATAATTGCCCTGCCGCCGGTCGTGCACAAGTTAATCGCGTCCGTCATTGCAGCCACGGCTGCAATAGGACTCTTGACCGGGGCTCTTGCGCTCAAGTTGGCGCTATTGCCCAAGATAGCATCCCAGTTGGCCTTGGTGAAAGTTGCCCTGAGCGCGGTTGTGAAGACGGTCTTGCCCCTGTCCATCCCGTTAGCTGCCCTGGGCGCGACCATTGGGTTGGTGGCTTTGGCAATTAAGCGGGACTGGGGCGGATTGGGTACAGCCATAGAGCAAGTGATGACCAGCATCAAGGAAGCCATGGCTCCGGTAATCGAGATATGGCAGAACTGGGGGCAGCAGATCAGCGCCCAGGTGCAGGAGGTCGTCTCCCTAGTGGTGGGTCGCCTGCAGCCGATCTTTGAGCAGTTGGCGGCGGGCATCGGCTCCACGTTGGGACGCGCGACTTCATACATCAGCAAGTTTGGGGAGCACTTTAACTACGTCTTTCGCGCCGTGTCGCTGATCCTGGATTCATTCAAGGAGTTGCTGTCGGGGAACGCGGAGGAGGCCGGTCGACTGTTTGCCAGGGCCTGGCAGACGGCTCTGGCGTCAGTGATAGTGCTGTTCAAAGGGATGGTGCAACGAGTCGTGGGTTGGGGCAGAAATCTCATGGCCTCCTACGCCGGGGGGATAATCGAAGGTATAAAGACCTATTTGGCCTCGGCGCTTCAGTCGGTGGCATCTTTCATTTCAGGCATGATGAAGGCCAAGTCCCCGCCCCAGTTCTTGCCGGATTTGGGCAAATGGGGCACGGAGGCGATGAACGTCTATTTGGCAGGCTTCTCGTCTGCCGATTTCAATATGCTAAAGGATTTAGCGGAGCGGTTTCGAGGGCCGCTGGAGCTCATGGTACTGGGTGGGGAAATTGAAGTCGGGAAGTTTGCCGAGACGTTTGTAGAGCTTCGGGAAGCCCTGGCATCGGTCATCAGCATCGGCACTCCCGATTGGACGAATTGGGACGTCTTCGAGGAGTCCCTGGAGAATATTAGCTCCTCACTGGGGGAGGTCGGGCAAGGGCTGGTGGACGTGATTCGGCTCCAGGTCAGGTACCAAGAGGAGGCGGAAGGCCTGGCCCGGATTCAGGAGCGGTTCGAGGAGCTCGACGATGCTCTGCGGCCCTTCAGTGAGGCGATTGAGCGCGCCGAAGCCGCCGAGGTTCTCGGTCTTGAGGAGCTACGCCAGAAGCTCGAGGCCGGGGAAATCACCGAAGAGCAGTACGAAGCCGGGGCGAGCGCCCTGCACAAGCAAGTGGAGGAGGCACGGCGCCAGCAGCGCATCCAGCACGCCATGCAGGTCGAGGAGCGAATAGCTCTGCGCAATGCTCAGCGGCAGGCGCAAGACCGGATGGATGAGCTGAAAGAGGAGATGGCCATTGCCGAGGCCAAGCTAGACCTGCACTATCAGACCAAGCAGGTCATGGAGCAGCAGAAAGACATCATGGCCAAACTCGCCGACGCGGTGGCGAAGCTGAGTATTGAAGACCTAGGCGAATCAATGGAGGAGGTCGCCGAGGCAACGGAGGCTGTTGCTCAAGCCTTAGGCGAGGCAGAAGACTTGCAGGTAGAAGTCGAACTCGACTTGGGCGAGACGATGCCGGAGGTAGAGAGCCTGCGAGATGCGCTAGGAGGGCTGTTTCAGGATATGCTTGACAAGGCCATGGCCATCCCCTGGGTCAAGAAGGTTCTGACCGGGTTGGGCAAGACCTTTGATCTCCTGGGCAAAGCCGCAAAGAGCATAGGCCAAATCATAAGCCAGACCTGGGGCGGAATCCAGCGCCTGGCGAAGCGAATTTGGCCTGACATTGAACGGGTGCTACTGGCCTGGTCAGAGGTAGTCACGAATGTAATCGGAGATTTTGTGGGTCGCGTCATGCCCTCGCTGGTGGGCATCTTTGCGGCGGTGCTGCGCTGGCTGGAGTTCAATTGGCCGCGCGTCGAGATCATCGTTCGGACGGTCATCGAGGGCGTCACGGGTGCATTAGCTTACTTGGCCGAGACGATAGGGCCGCTGGTCACAGATGCTTTTGCAGCTATCAGCATTTGGCTGGAGGAGCACTGGCCGAAGATAGCGGCCACGATCATAAAGGTTATGCACATAGCCCTGTCGGCCATCGAGGATCTGCTTGCGGCTTTGCAGTCCTGGTGGGCAGAGCACGGCGAACAGGTGAAAGCTGGATTTGAGTCGTTCATCACCTGGTTGCGCGATAATGTACCGGCCACCTTAAGCAAGGTGGCAAGCTTCTGGGAGGATGTGTTGGCCCCGGCCCTAAAGAAAGTCTGGGCTTTCATTCAGGGGTCGGTCATCCCTATCTTCCAGGCTTTGGTCAGCATCTACATTGCAGCCATGATAAAAAACGTGAAGGACTTAGCGAGCTTCTGGAGCGAGACCCTGTGGCCAGCTTTGCAGAAGGTCTGGGCCTTCATCCAGGAGAACATCATCCCGATTTTCCAGAGCCTGGTTGAAATCTACATCGCTGCCATGATGCGGAATATTTCGGACCTGGCGGACTTCTGGAGCGAGGTCTTGTGGCCCGCCCTAAAGAAAGTCTGGGCCTTCATCCAAGAGAATGTCATGCCGATTTTCCAGGATTTGGTCGAAATCTACATTTCAGCCATGAAAAAGAACGTTACTGACCTGGCAAGCCTGTGGAGTGATACGCTCTATCCGGCACTGGACAAAGTTCGCAAAGTCATCGAGGAGGATGTGGTGCCGTGGCTGAAGGAGGGAGCCCGTGTCGTTGAGGAAGTCCTGGGTAAGGCGATAAACTGGTTCATGGAGGAAATCCTGAATCCGTTCCTGAGCGGTCTCGAGGAGCTAAGCAGGTGGGCTAGCCTTGCTCTAGATGTTTTGAACAAGCTAGCGAATGTCATCAGGGGGATGCCCGACGCTCCGGTGGATTTGGTCAGTCACTCGATGGCGCCGTGGGCTCAGGGTTTGGCGGACATTGCCGAGCAAGCCCACCGGCTGGCGGGAGTTGAGCTACCTCGATTGGCGTCCGAGATCCGGGTGGTTATGCCGGCCATGCCTGCTGCGGCTGGCGGAGGTGGAGGCGGTCAAGTAGATCGCTCGGTGCACATAGAAGTCAACGCAGCTTATGCGAATCAACAGTCGGAGGCCGAGATTTACTACGATGTTGTAGCCGCTTTAGCAGCGGCTAGTCTGTAGGTTGAGATGCGAATTGACAGACGCGAGCTCATTGAATTCGATGACTACGTTGCTCCAGATGGCCGGGTGTACAAGTTCGATACCGGGGCGATGCGCTTTCTGGTTTCGTTCACGGGCCTGGGGATGCCCCCTGTTGAGTACATATCGCAGCGAGGCCCCTTTCAGCATGGGGAGACACTGGTGGACTATCGCCTTCGGCCGCGGACGATCCAGTTTGTACACAGCCGGAGAGCCGACAGCCGGCAGGGTTATTGGGATGCGCGGGCAGACATCCTGAATTTGCTCCGCCCCAATCGCCAGTTAGCGGGCCAGTTCCAGCCCGGCACGTTGCGCAAAATCCTGCCTGATGGAAGCGTGAGGTGCATCGATGTGCTCATTGAGCAGGGGCCAGTCTTTGCTCCTCGAACTCGTGACCAATGGTCGGAATGGAACATCCTGGAGACCCTGCGGTTCATAGCCTATGACCCGACGTTCTACGATCCGGAGCCACAGGTTGCGGCGTGGCTCCTGACTACCCTGGACAATTTGGTCTTCGGTTGCACGCCCAACGCGGCGGGCCTGGGCTGCGCCCCTTGGACGGATTCCTGCGCGGAGTTCCCGATCGTCTTTGGCGGAGGAGTTATCTCCGACACGCTGGTTGTCACGTATCCAGGGACGTGGCCGACGTTCCCGACGATTGTCATAACCGGGCCGCTCAATGCACCGGCCGTTCGGAATGTGACTACCGGCGAGAAAATTGAACTGGAGTACAACATACCTGCCGGGGACACGGTGACGATAACGCTGGCTTACGGTTTCAAGACCGTCATTGATAATCACGGCACGAACTTGATTGGCACAGTTAGCACGGATTCAGACCTGGCCACGTTTCACATCGCGCCGGAGCCGGAAGCGCCAAGTGGAGCTAACGAGCTGAACGTTGTTGGGGCCAGCGGCACGCCAGCTACGTCGGTGCGAATAGAGTGGCTCGTGCGCTATATAGGGATTTGACGCAGATTCTTTGCGCAAAGATTTCAGGTCGAAGAAAGGAGAGCAGTCATGACACAAGGTAGCCTTCCATGGGGTGGAGTCTCAATCGGGGATGCAGCAGGAGGGCTGTTCCCCGCCCCGTACTCGGACGATGAGTGGTCGGACGTTTGGCGGAAGCTGTTCATCGGTGATAGGGCGGCCGAGGGGGTCATTGCCGGGTACAGCAACGAGCTAGAGGTAACGACCCCTGGTGGACTGAACTACCAAGTCGACACAGGTGCAGCTTTGGTGGACGGGAAGTTCTACGAGTCGAATGCAGTGGAGAGCTACACGTTCGCGGGAGCCGCGGGGGAGTTCGAGCGGATAGTTCTGCGGAAGGACTGGGCGGCGCAGACGGTCAGGCAAGTTGTGCTAGGGCCAGCAGGAGGCGTGCCAGCCCTGACGCAGGTGGACGGGACGACGTGGGAAATCCCGTTAGCTACGATCCAGGAGAATGCCGGAGCCCTGGAAATCACGGATGAGCGGGAGCTCATTTGCCTATTCAAGACGTTGCGAGCCGGTATGAAACTGGGGCAAGCTACATGCGGCTATAACCACACGACGGCTGCAAAGATAGGGTACTTGAGCAGTTATCCCTGGGTGGGCGGTCTTCCCCCGACAGACGATTGCATTGCCTACGCCTCAATGATGATCCCCGACGACTACAAGGCCTCAGGGAAAGTTTATGCAGTCGTTGTAGCCTACAACGATGGGGATGTCTATGTCGAAGCCGCCGTTAAGGGGGGAGCTTGCGGGGAGAGTCACGCCCTGCACGAGAGCTACTTGTCCTGGCACGTCGAAACGCTCGAGGGGTCCATGATAGACTACAATTGCATCTGCGAAATGGACGTCTCGGCCTGGGCACAACCGGGAGATTTCCTGGATTGCTCCATTTATCGCAAGGGCTCGAGCCCAGCAGACACGAATCCAGGTCCCATCAGCCTCGTGGGGTTCCTGCTCCTGTACGATGCGGAACGCTGAGGTGAGACATGCGGAATCTGCGCGAGTTTTTGGAAGTTTGCCTTAAAGTCTTGCTCTGGCTTCTGCGTTGGTTGCTAAAGCCGGCTAAAGCCACTTTCCCGCTTGAATTCCCGCTGACCTTTTAAGGAGGAGCCATGGCCACGAATTGGCCCTACAGTGAGGACACCTGGGCCGACAAGGTAGATAACGTCGATCTGATTATGGCCTCGCATGTCAACAACATGCAGGACGCTATCATGGCCTTGGAGAGGGAGATCCATCGGACGTATCGGCCTGACCTCAAGCCCCCTGCCCCGTCAGCCTATGATGACGAGTTTGAGTCCGGGGTGCTGGATCCGGCATGGACGCCTCTCAATTGCACATTGGGCACGGTAGACCTGTTCTACGAAGGCCCGCCTGGGGGTGGCATCTACGACCCGACGACCTATCGGGGCATGATGGGGATGCAGGCCAGGTTTGACGAGAGTTATCTCGGAGGTTGGGACCCGGAGAACAACGCGGCCATGATCAGGAAATCGGTCGACTTGTCCGGGGTCAGCGAATGCCGGTTTGTGTGCAAGGTCTCGCATGTCACGGCCCAGTACGCAGTGCCGTACTCGGCAGGCATTATGCTCAGCGGAACGGATGTGTACGGGCAAGGGTTCGACTCACGGGAGAAGATATACATCTGTAAGAGCGCAATGCCCTGGGGAGGCGAACTCTATCACGGCGAGTTGTGTGCGATGGGAACCTGCCTGGATGCAGGAGGGTTCGCGGCGGGGGCGGAGTACCTGATGATAGTCTTGCGCACGACAGTCTACCTCGGTCCCGCTTTTAGCGCCTGGTTTGGGGATGGGCGAACGTGGGCGCCCATAGCAGGGTCGTTCACAGAGGAGGGGCCCCTAGATGTGGCGGAAGTCCCGATTGCCCCGGAGGAAATCACGCACCTGACGCTCTTCGTCCGGTGGCCTGGGTTTGTCGACGCGGACGCTCCTCGCTTCTCGCCCATTGCCGCTTTCGATTTCGTTCGCTACTTCGAGGGAAATTCTGGCTCGCCGATTATCAATGGAACGTAGTCATGCCTTACTCAAACTGGAGGTATGCGCAGCAATGCTACGCCGAGACCTGTGGGTCTCCGGGACCCGGGCCTTTGCCGGAGGTTGCAACAGGGGCGGGGCTTGCGGCGCGTTACTACGTCCTGCTTCGGGATCCGCTGGGCAATCAAGTTGCCATCTTTGACCATTGGAAAGTCCTTCGCTTTAGCCACCAACTGAACGACCAAGGCTCTCTGGTCTTTTGTATAGACGGGCACGACCCCCGCGTGCCGCTGTTCGAGCTTGACGGGCAGATAGAAGTCTGGCGCTCCGTTCCGGGCGCGGGCCTGGACTGGTATCTTGAGTTTGAGTCGGTGATTCGGGACACGGTGCGCCAGACGTTAGCCAATGGAGCCAAGCACTTTACGGCCTTGGCTTTTGGCCCAAACTCATTCCTAGCTCGTCGCATCATAAGCTACTTTGCCTCATCGCCCTTCGCCTCCAAAAGCGCTCCAGCGGAGACGGTCATGAAGGAGTTCGTGGACGAAAATCTGGGCCCGGGCGCGACGGCCCCGCCTCGGCCCTGGATTCCAGGCGTCATGCCCGGATTCAGCGTACAAGCTGACTCCGGCTGGGGCGGGGTCTGGACGGGAGACCGAGCTTTCCGCAACTTGCTCGAAGTCCTGCAGGAGATAGCCAATTTCTCAGGTCTGGATTTCAACGTCGTGGGGATTGGTCCTGGGGCCTGGGAGTTTAGGACGTATCCAGGCCAACTAGGCCAGGATCGCACCACGAACGGCTTGGATGCAGCCACGGGCTTGAATGCAGCGGGCAATGCCCCCGTGGTGTTCAGCTTGGAGTACGGTAACATGACAGAGCCAACGTACTCTCTGGCGAGGTCAGGGGAACGCACAGCAGCTTATGTCCTGGGGTCGGGTCAAGACCTGGATCGCCCGGTAGGAATAGCCGTGGCCCCAGCAGCAATGGCCGACTCGCCGTACAACTTACTGGAAACGTCCCGGGGCGGAGCCAGCCAGAATACCCCAGCGCAGCTAGGCGATCAGGCAGTTGCAGAGCTGGAAAAATTGCAAGCGCAGGAGAAATTTTCGTTCAAGCCACTCCAGATTCCAAGTACCTTGTACGGTTTGCATTATTGGTGGGGCGACAGGATCACAGCCAGCTACGACGGACTAGTCTTTCACAAGAAGCTGGTCACAGTCAATGTGGACATGTCGAACCCAGATGAGCGAATAACAATGGAGTTTGCCGATTTGCCATGATCACAGATTCACCGGAATTCGCCAAGCTGATAAGCGCTTTAGCCGATCTGGGCCGCAGGGTTCGCCAGCTGGAGACCGCCCAGTGGGGGGGGAAGTTTTCCGGGTGCCGGGTCTACGCGGGCAATCAGGATATAGCCAACATGGTGGCGACGTGTTTGGCCTATCCCAACGAGCGGTACGACACTGATGACTTTCATGATAATGCCGTAAATAACTCACGGCTGACCTGCCAGGCCACCGGTTATCACCTGATTCTCGGTCAGGCAAATTGGTCCCCGGCAGCCGGCGGGCGGAGGTGGAGCGGGATATTGTTGAATGGAGTCACAGTCCTGGGGGAAGCGCGGAATGCCGGGGCCGGAAATGCAACGTGGGGGCCAATTGTGCAGGTTGTCGCGGTCTACCATTTGGATGCTGGAGACTACGTGCAGCATCAGGTTTGGCAAGATTCCGGGGGCGTGGTGACCGTCTCATCGTCCTGGTTCGCATTGCACAGATTGGGTTAAGCCATGGATCAGTTGTTGAACTGGCTGGCGTGGAGTGTTACAGCAGTTTGCAGCCTGGCGGCGCTTTACTTCTCTTTGCGCAGAGAGAGGCGAGAGGACGCCAAGAAAGCCATGGGCCAAGAGAGCCAGCAATTCGAACAGCTCTTGGCCCTGGCACAAGAGCGGCTGGCAGAAATCAAGCGCCTCCAGGAGCAATCGGCCTTGATGCAGGAGCAGATAGACGACCTGGAGCGCAAGTTGGCGATTGAGAGGGACATGCGTGAGCATTGGCAGCGGATTTCAGAGGACCAGGAGCGGAGGTTCTTGCAGACATTACGCGAGACAGAACAACGGCACGCTCGGCGCGTCCAGGAGATGTCGGACTTAATCACGGCGCAGGCGGCGGAGCTGCGGAGTGTGAAGGAAAGATTACAAGCTCTGGAGGGAGGCAATGCCTGATCGCCGAATAACAGACATGGCGGAAGCGCTCCAGCTGTTGGAGATCGCCTATAGGCGGCTGGAGGCGGTTCACGAGTCGGGCAAGCAAGCGCAGGACTCGCTCAAAGCCGTTGTGGAGGACTCAGCAATTGACCTGGCAGCGGCTCGGTTAGCCCTGGATCAGGCGCGTGAGCGCCTCGTCGCGGATTTGGAAGCTCGCGCGGCCCGGCTCCGTGAGGATGGATGACGGGGGAGGATGGGCGATGTTGCGACTGAACGTCGGCTGTGGAAAGAAACGCATGGTCGGGTTCGTTGGGGTAGACCTGTACCCCACTCCCGCTGCTGACGTTGTTGCTCCGGCTCATGCCTTGCCTTATGCTGACTCACAGGTGGATGAGATTTTCTCGTCGCATCTGATTGAGCATTTGACGAATTCACAGCTCGGGGAGACCCTGCGGGAGTGGTACCGGGTGCTCAAGCCCGGAGGGAAGTTGACGATCATCTGCCCGGACTTCGAGGTCAGGCTTGAGTGCTGGCTTCAAGGCGGGTTCGAGTACCGCTGGGGGCGTGGATTCAATTCCATCTTTGGTTTGCAGGAGAGGGAGGGGATGGCGCACAGGAACGGGTTCACAGTTCGGAGGCTGCACAGCCTCTTGCCCCAGTTCGGGTTTCGAGTGATTGCATTGCGGCACGTCCTCAGCTCCAGGAAAGGGGTCCCATCAGCCCGGCGGTCGAAGGGAGACATTCGCTGCGAGTGCTTAAGCCTGGAGGCACACTTCGGGTAGAGGTCCCAGACTTGGAGAAAGTCTGCCTGGCCTGGTTGGTGAGGCGTGAGCTCAGCGATGAGAAGGCCCTGGCAAGGATTTATGGAGGAGGAAAACGCCCTGGACAGCCGTATGCCTGCTACGACCACTTGACGGGCTTCACGTCGTGGCGATTGGCCTTGCTTCTACAGCGAGCAGGGTTTAGAGAGCTGCGGCGTGGAAAGAGGAAGGGTGACCCTTACATGCTTGTCCTTCTGGCCCGTGCTTGACAGGAGATGATAATTAGGCTATAATGGACACAGTCCCCCCAAACGTCGTCGCGTTTGGAGCACCTTTCGTCAGAGCTCGGCCGGTGGCCCCCGTAGACGCAAGCTTGCCCCCACAAGTTGCATCCCAGGCCGGTCGAGCTCGAAAGGTTTAGGGAAAGGAGCGATTGGATGGCAAGCGGAGTCACTTTGGAGGCTCGCTCCTATGGCGGGTTCCAGGTCTGGGTGGTGTTGGAACCCGAGCCAGGACAGCCGGGCATACGGCGACATAGGATAGCTTTTGCGACCAGGCAGGATGCTATTCGCTATCTGCAGGGTCGGGGTGAGAAGTTCCAGGCCAGAGGGGTCTACACAGTACCCAAACAGGCCAATTTGACTTTTTTGTAGTTTTCCCTTATAATTAAGCATCACAGGTTTTCACAGAGCCTTTTGCCCGGCCCTATCACAGAAAGAGAACGTACAATGACCACAAATCGACAATCAGAGTTCAAGCCCTTCACTTCTCTCTGCCCCCGAGGCACAGACCTCGACTGGCTTTCTTTGTACGTCTCTTTCGCCAGGGGCAAAGGGGCAGAGAGACGTGGAGGGCTCTTTCTTAGCAGACGATCCCGCCTTCCTAGGGTGGGATTTTTGCGTCTAAGCGTATAGGAGGTTGCTTGGGGGAACTAGGAGTCTGGGATTATACCCCGCCTGCTCAGAGCAGGTGCAGCGCCTCGCCTAAACCGGTCGCAACCCAGCCGGCCGGCATGGCCAAAGGGGCGACGTGACACACCGCCCTACTCGATGATACCGTTCCGAGGACCCACGAAAGCCCACGCGGATATAGGGCACGTCAGGGGTCGGGTAGCTATCAGGGAACGCCGAAAGGCGCTCTTTATCTAGGAACCGAGGGGAGTCAGTACCTGATAGTTTAGGAAGCAATCCGCGAAAGAGCTTCCCCGGAGTGTAGGCAGCAAAGCCCTCCTGGAGGGCTGGGTATATAGGTCCCACTTTGTCCCCTAAGCGACCTCGCAAAACCTAATCAGGGGGAGAGAAAGGGTGTCATCCGACACCCTTTCTCTCTTGCGTTTGGGCCACAGCCCAAACGCAAGACCCCTCTCTCTATCACGTATCGGATCCCGAAAAGCTGACGCGGGAGCGAACCTGCGTCAGCAACCAATGGCCACAGGCAGGTTTCGGGAGCCGAGAAAGGCCCGGGCTATGCCATCTCCAAACGGCCGAAACCAAGTCGCCCTCCTCGCAGCCTTCCCTAGCTTCGGCGCCTCTATCCTTTCCATATCACCATACCAATTTTACCAGCAAACTCAGCAGCAACCCGCTCAACAGGGTGCCCAAAATGCTCCATGCAGCCTTCTCGCTAATCAACGCAACCATCGGCCCATATCATCTATATCCTAAATTCTCGCTAAACCCCGCTGCTCAAAGCACAAACGGGCGTTTTACTTGCCCCTTGCAGCCTTCCGCAGCTCCCACGCACTACCATTTTCCATATCACTATACCCTTTCACCCAGCAAACCCAGCAGCACCAAGCACAATCGGTCCTTTTCCCAAACCTTTGCGCAAAGGTCGACTTTCCATAATCCAAGAATTTTTAATAAATTTTTATGAAAATTCTAACCGCATTCTAACTTTTATCCTTTATAATGAGTATAATAAGGCCCTTACAAAACAGACCCAACGACCAGAACCTTAACAATGACATACGGAACGACCCTCTGAAATCTCAAAAATGCAGCCTTCCCGAGTACACTCTCCATCGGGGAGCTCGCCGAAGACCCCCAGGTCAAGGCAGGAAACGGAAGGAAACAGCCCTCGGAGGCGCCAATCTTAGCGCCGGGCGAATTGGCAGTACCCACCAGGAGCGTTCATCACTTCTACTGCTGGAGGCAGGGGGAAAATTCCCAGTCATAGATAACCCACCGTCCGAGCCGTTAGAAGCGGAGAGAGCCATTTTATACCCGTTGGGCAATGGAGGCGTTAACTCGCACCGGACGGATAAAGGGGCAATGAGTGCGACATTGCGTTACAAACTTTGGAACGGGTATTCGGTCGGCAGGCGGACCCAGTGCAAGCGAGCGGAATTGTTCGGATGGCTATCATCGGGTGCGATGGGGAAATAGCCTTTGGCGGCAGTCGACCTCGATATTGCACGGGTCGAAGGGGTCGTGCCCTTCCCGACCGATTCGGAGTGACCACGAGGTCGCTCTAGTCTCGTCTAGTCTCAAAGGAGAACATAGGGGCGAGTTGACTTTGCCCCGATGGTTAAGCCACGCAATTGGAAGAGAGAGGAGAAAGAAAGTGATAAAGAGAACACCCGATGCCCTTGAGGCATACAAAAAGGCTGTGCAGGAGTACAATCGGCTTTCCCTGATAGTTCATGGTCGCTCTGGTGCAACCGCTGCTGAATGGGATGCGTATGCGGCTGCGAAGGCCGCGAAAGAGGAGGCCGCGAACGCATTGCGGGAGGCGGGTAAGTAAAGAGCCGAAACTGGGGGACTCAGCCCCCAGTTCACTTGGGGTAGCCGCCCAGGTGCTGATGAGGCAGGCTAAGCGATTAGTTAGCAAAGGAGGCAAAGTCATGAATTTCGCGGAGGTAGAAGCATCGAAGTACATCGAGGAAGCATGCCGCCTGGCGGCAGAGTCTCAAGAGGCAGATGCGCTTGCAAGGCACACGCCCCGAAACTCGCCGGAGCGACAGGCTGCCCGCGAAGTCGGGCAGGCCTTGGGCGAGCTTTTTGAGCGGATCGCCCTCAATCTCCACGCCGGGGGGCTCGATAGCGAATACGAGGCAGTCGCCAGGGAGGTTTGCGCGTATGCGCTGACCGTCACTGGCGTGGACATCCGCATTTTTTCCTAAAGTCAAGCAGTTCTATCAGGACGGTAAGCCGTAGAAGTCGGCACCGGCAGCCGAGCCCGTTGGCGAATAAGTCAGCGTGGTGCGCGGGTTCGAGGCCCGCCCGTCCTCTTTCGGGCAATTAGTTAGCTTAGCAAAGGAGGCAAGATGGACAAAATGGTGAAGGCGAAGGAGTTGTTCGAGAGCTTGGTCGGCCGGGGCTTCCCTGGGGCAGAGCATCCCCTGTTGGGGGCGGTTCTGGAGTGGTCGGAAAACAACCCGGCGCCAGTTGTCCCCTACAGCCAGTATGCGGGACAGGAGGGCTACGAACCTCGGTGCGGGGTCCCGATGCTGCTCTGGGACGAGGAAACCGAGGCGGCCATCTTCGTTGAGCCAGCTTTCAACGAGGAAGGACGGCTAGCGTTCGTGACGGCCTCGCCCTGGGCCGACCAAGGCGAGGACAATCCCGACGTGTTTAACCTGGAGGGAGCCATGAAGTTCTTCCAGGAGGTCTTTGTACCTCGGTTAAAGGCCGAGGTAATCTCGAAGCTGGATTAGGACATCGAGGACGGCAAACCGTAGAAGTCGGCGCGGGTAGCTGAGCCCGTTGGTGAATAAGCCAATGTGGTGGTGTGGGTTCGAAGCCCACCCGTCCTCTTCGGCATTGGAGCAAGTTAGCAAAGCAAAGGAGGCATAGGTTGAACGAACGCGAGGCGAAAGATTTTCTCAAGAGGTACGACGGGAAAAAGTACGTCAACCGGTTCGGCGTCGTTTCTAGGATGGACGGCATGACGCCGAACGGGCTCTTCGTGTACATGGAAGTGCTTGTCGATCCTCAAGCAGATGCCACCCATCCTTCACGGGTAGGTTGCTGGGGGCACGTGACCGTCGCTTGCCTACGCGAGGGGCGGATTTGGAAGGAGTGCAGTTGAGAGCCATTAGTTAGCAAAGGGAGGCAGCAATGGAAATTCGAGTGGGAGGGTTGGACGTCGAGGACCGCGTGGCGGTTGCTAATGCAATTCGCCGCCAGGCGGATCGGTTCCAGGAACTCGCGGATACGTACGATGCGGAAGGGGTTGATCCAGGGGATGGCCCCCGCCTTCGCCGGAAGGTGGAGATGATGCGGGCGGTGGCCCAGGCATTCCTAGAGGCTCCCCCGCCCCCGGTGATCGTCTGGAAGGCCCTCGACGCCAAAGGACGGTCTATCCTGACCGTCCCCATTACGCCGGACGCTTCGCTGACGGAAGTTCGCGCCAGGGCACGGCACGAGCTTTCGAAGGCGGGACGCTCTGCCTTTCTGGAAAGGTGGGTACGCGACGGCGAGAGGGTGGAGTTGCAAATGCTGTAGCACCAGCAAGCGAATGCTCGTTGAAGGTCTCGCGGTGAGACGCCTCGCCCGATTCGGGAGTGTAGGTAGCTAGGCGGGTTCGACTCCCGCCGCTTGCTTTATCGGATTCGCATTAGTTAGCAAAGGAGGCTTCAGATGCCAAGATACCCGGAAGTTGAAGTAAAGCTGGTTGGCTCCGACGGTAACGCCTTCGCCATCCTGGGACGAGTTTGCGAGGCCCTCAAGCGAGCGGGGGCGTCCCAGGCAGAGATTGACGAGTTCATGGCCCAGGCGATGGCAGGAGACTATGACCATCTGCTGCACACTGTGATGGAATGGGTCGGCACGGTGCATTAAAAGCAAGGAGGCGAGCCTGTGAAGAAGGAAGAGATTTTGAATAGCCTCAGCCAGAAGTTCGATGTGACCGAGGATGGCGAGGATTGGGAGGTGAGAGACCGGTTAACGCGGAACGTCTTTTACCTCTCGTTCGTCGGCGAGCTGCCGGTAATCGACTACGACCTAAGCTATGATTGGGCGCACAGCCCCAGGGCGGTCTTGACCCTCGCCCTCTTGATCCCGGAGGCCCTGGGGATAGACTGCTCGGACTGTGGCCTTCTCCGCGAGGGAGAGGCTCTCGCGGAGCTCGGGGAGCAGGAGGTTCGCTCCCGGATGCGGCCTCAGGATCAGTTGGGTCACCAGGTTATGGCCCATAGCCTGGGGCAAATCTCCGACATAGCAGCCGACATAGCAGCGACAGCCGCCCCCTCGGGGGGCTTGGCGTCAAGGGTATGTTCAGAGATGATTCGGGTCGCAGCTTGCCTGGGGCTCGAAATTTAGGAGGGAGGCGATGACGAAGGCCGAAGCCTATGAGCGCTACGCTGAAATTTCTGCCCAGGTCGCGCGGGAGCTGAACATCCCGCTAGAGCAGCTTCGCTGTGATTATCCCTTTGAGCGCTGGTTGGCCGAGGAGGAAGCTCTGAGCGAAGATGCCACAGTTCACTTGGTGAGCTGGACACCGGCTTTTGCGAGCGTTGAGGAGGCCGAGGTCCTGGGCTGGGAAGGGGCCGTGGTTGAGGTGAATGGAGGATTGTTCGAAATCAAGGAGGGCCGGGCGGAACCGTATAGGCCCTAGTGCACGACGCGTCACCTGCGCAGTGGTGAGGTAGCGGCTCGCTTCAAGGGCCAGTAGCCAAGAGGGTGAGCAGCAGCGATGTGATCGCTGCGGTGCCGGGATGACCTGGAACCAGGCCCGGCTCTGCTTTCCAGGAGCAGATGCAGGTTCAAAGCCTGCCTGGCCCACTTGCTGGTGTAGCTCAATGGGTAGAGCGGCTGTCTTGTAAACAGTTGATGTAGGTTCGATTCCTGCCGCCAGCCTTATCGGTTTCACGGTTAGTCAAGCAAAGGAGGCATGTATGGGCAGCAGGTTATTGAAAAAGCTTGAGTCTTCGGCTACAAAGGCCGAGGAAATCGCCTGGCTAGAGCTGGTGGCCAGCCAGGTGGGGCGCGGCACGTACCTCGACTCGCTCTTCACGGAAGAGCTCGTGGCCTGGGTAAGCAAGCAGATCCGCGATGACCTCTCATGCAACGTCTTCATGGCTCTCGAGGCCTCGTGGGATGAGCTGAGTAGCGCGCTCACACACGCGCAGACAGCTGAGAGCGAGGTCGAGGAGGCACGGATTAAGCTTCGCCTTGCCCAAGACACGATTGAAGAGGATGCCCTGCGGGTCAAGCAGTTGGAGGCTCGACTGGGAGCGGAGCAGGAACGGGTAGCGTCCCTGCGAGCCAAGCTGGTCGAGGCCGGGGAGCGGGCGTGGGAGGCGGAGCGCGAAGCTGAGCGGCTCAAACGCCAGGTCACGGAGCTAAAGGCCGCTCTGTGGGATGCACAACAGGAGGGCAACGATGGCTAGGACAGCAGGACAGAAACGCAGGCTTGAGGAGATGTTGGGATTCCCGCTCTTGGACGTAGAGCCAGAGCCTGTTGCGAAGCGGGAGAGGGTCACGCGCAAGCCCTGCGAGGGAGGGTGCGGCCGGATGGTCATCGGCGGGGGAATGTGCCGAAAATGCCGTCGTCGGGCGGCAGTTCAAGCTCGAAGGGCCAGCAGGAGAGGGGGCAAACATGCAGGATGCTAAGTCAGCCTATTTGCAAGGCAGGATGGGGCAAGCGGCTGCGGATAGGAAAGCAGCCGTAGTACTTTTGGATGCTTCCGGGGCATACTATCCGCCAGCCCGGATCGCTCAGGTCACGCTCCGGATTCGGGCGCTCGCACCGGAGAAGCGGGCGGAGCTAGAGGACGAGTTGGAGGCCATCATGAAAGCGCGCGCTGAATTGGCAGCACGCGCCCAGGCGGTTCTTGACGAATTGCGAGGTGGGCTATGATAGAGAAGCTCTTGAACGTTGCTCGGCGAGATACGGTCTACCGCCCCGCCGGATGGCGCTGGTCGCCGTTTGACTCAGCGGGCGCGACGGCGGTGATTTCGATACGGGGGATCGACTCGTATCGGCTCTCGCTGGAGGTTAGCGAGATGTTCGGGGTCACCATGGGGACTCTGTGGGTCTTGCCCCGGATGGGAAGCCGGCGGCGTGGCATTAGCCTCGCACCGAAGAAGAACCGGATTCTCTGGCGGATTCTGGTTTGTCCGGCCAGCCGCTTCTTGGTTCGGCTGCAGCTGGCGGATTGGGCCGCCGTCGAGCGACAGGCTGGATGACTCAAGTGAGCCGGGCAGACATCGCCCGGCTCTGCGCGGGCCGGTAGTGTAAAGCGGAAACACAGCGCTCCCGCCTCCGGGCGCTATCCAGGTTCGAATCCTGGTCGGCCCATTCGGTTGATAATGACGAAAGGATGAACGACGAAAGGATGAACGACGAAAGGAGGACGCGATGCTCTGTTTCCATGAATTCGGTGCCCCGGTCGAGGTGGGGCCGGGCGTGGTCGAGGCGACGTGCAAGTTGTGCTCAACCAAGCTGGCCGTGCATTCCGACAGCTATTCCGGGGCCTTTGCCATCTTCGAGAGACGGGAACGCGAACGCGCCGATCTCTTGGCCCGGGTTTTCAAGGCCCTGGGTCGTGAGGACGCGCTCGCCCGGTCGGTGGCGTCTGTGATGTGGTTCTACCGATTGGGCCTCTACGTGCCCGAGGAGGCCCAACGGGCGATCATGTTCGAGGTGGGATGTTCAGCGGACAAGGCCAGGGAAATGTTCCTGGCCATCATTGAACAGGGGAATGGAGGTAGGGACGATGCATTTAGCCCGGATTCTCGCGGGTAAGGGGCAAGGCAAGCTTGCCCGGCCGTTGCGCCAAGCCCTCGACGGCTACTTTGATCGCCGGCGTGAGCTGATGTCCTTGGATCGCTCGGAGTTGCAGGGAATCGGGCGGGGATTGAGGCTCAGCTCGAAGGTAATTCGGGGGGGAGTTCTGCCCTTGGTTGAGGCCATCCTGGAAGCAGAGCAGTCATCTGATGGTGAAAGGAGGTGATCCAGACGTGGCGATAATTCGGGGACGAGGTGCAACAGAGGCTAGCTTCAGTGTAGGGCTCAATGTAGTCCTGACTGGCTCGAAGAAGATGACGACCCAGGAGCAGGAAGCGGCGATGCAGGTCGAGCAAGTCCGCGTGCTCATTGTGGATGCAGCCGATGAGTCCAATGTCCTGTTGGATACCGTGGCGCCGGCCCGGGAGTTTTCGTCGGGCTCCGTCGGATACGGCGTCCACGAGCGGGGGCTGCGGTTCACGAAGCAAAACTAACCTTTGCGCAAAGATTGGAGGAAAACATGCCCGAAGAGGGAGCGAAGCCGAAGCAGGTTTCAAGGTGGCCGAAGCCCTCGGTGCCTCAGCCCTATGTTGAGCTGATACAGAGCTGGATCAGCGATGATGGGGGCTGCGAGGCCACCGATGGGTGTTGGGTGGAGCCTGACGGGATTTGCCCGCATGGGCATCCGTCTTGGGCGCTGTACTTAGGCTACATCTAGCAAGCTCCGCTTGCAGCCGAAATCCGGGCCGCCGTGCTCACGCCGGCCCGGATCCGCTCAGGGTTGACCGCCTGAGCGTTGACAAGGCAGGTCACTACAACAAGCAAGGAGGTAAACGATGCGATGCTTTGATGCCTGGAACTTGTACTCTGAGCTTGAAGGCCGTTGCGCCGAGGCTCGGCGACGCTTGAAGACCGAATGCATCGAGCCAGCCGAACCCGCTTCTCCGGGGGAGCCAGCCGAAGGCGAAGAGCCAGATCGTATCCTGGAGTTTGCCAGGGGGCTGGACTTGCTGCTCCTGGCCAGCCGGCGCGACGACACAGTTTCACCGGAGGCGGAGATTTGGGAAGAGAGGTATTAGGTGTTGAGGAGGCAGGAAATGCAAGTCACTACCGAGGATTTGTTCAAGGCCGCCTGCTGGCGGCACGCAAAAGCGCAGGACCCGTGGGTTGTCTATCAGGTAGCCTATTGGCAGGGCGTGGCTAATGGGCTTGCCCTGGTGTTGAGGCAGCAAGGGCTGAACGATAGGCAGCTCTCCATCATGGAGGAGGACGGCATCGAGCTCGGAGCGAGGGGGCGATGGGATGGGCTTCTTGAAGCCCTCGACAAGCCGGATGGCACCGTTCCCCATGAGGATTGATGAGGATTGATGAGGAGGTAGACGATGATGAAGCCAACACCGGTCAGCGAGGGCAGGGCCTACGAGCTTTTGGCGAGGGGGGACTGGGTTGCGGAAGTCAAGTTGGATGGCTATTCCGGCGAGATTCGCATCGATGAGCGAGGGCGGGTCAGCGCCATGACAGTCACCCGCGACGTCACAGCCCTGCTGCCGCCGTGCACTTGCCCCGACTTGTATGATTCCAGTTTTCAGGTAGAATGGGTAGCGGGGGAGCGGTCTACATCCGCGCAGGTAGCCACACTTCTTTCCGAGGGAGGGTGGAAGCGGGTGGAGAAGCCGGGGGCGGCGCTGCTCGACTGCTCGCGGGTTTGCGGGCAGGATGTTCGGGGGATGCCCTTCTCGGTGCGACGCGGCCTCCGGGCGGTAGCTGCCTGGACTCTGAACCAGGCCTGGGAGATCGAGATAGGCTACCCGGAGGGAGCAATGACCAAAGCCGAGATCCAGGTCTGGAAGGAACGAGGCGAAGAGGGCTTTGTCTTGAAACGCCTGGCCTCGCCCTACAAAGACGGCTACTCAAAGGATTGGCGCAAAGTAAAGTGGACGTCCACAGTGGACGCCTGGGTGCGGCGGTACGTCCCAGGCCGGGGCAAATATCGGGGCCTGGTCGGGGCGTTGATCTTGGAGCTCCAGGACGAACAAGGTAACCTGGTCGAGGTGGGGCGCACGTCGGGCATGACCGACGAGATGCGTCGGGCCTTGACGGATCGGCTCAAAGCCGGAGAGCAGTTCTGCGTCGAGGTGAAGTTCGACCGCTGGACTTCGGGGGGGCGGCTTCGCCATCCCAGGTTCAAGCGTCTGCGCCCGGATAAGACAGCGCCGCCGCTCTTGAGTCGTCAAAAGGGAGGTTGATAATGCCGGAACACGTGTACTTGTATGTGAACCGACCGCCCGGTCTCGGCTGTCAGCCGGATGGGTTCACGGAACGCGAGACGTATTCCCCGCCCCAGGAGCGGGAGGGGCGGTGGTTCCACGGCCGGGTGGTGTATCCAGACCGCCTCTCGTTGGAGGAGATACACCGGTACGATCTCTGGCCCGCCTCGCCCAGGGAGCGAGCACGGCTGATCTTCGAGCGGGAGGGAGAGCTCGCAGAGTGGTTGCGCGAATCGTATCTCTCGCAACCGGTCGAAAAACTCCGTGAGTTTGCTCCTCATGACCCCAAGGCGTGGGCGGCCCTGGTTCTGTTGGGCGAGAGCGAAGAGGAAGGGAGGTGATAGAAGTGGCAAGAGTGTTGCGCAAGAAACGGCGTCGCCAGCGCCAGCCGCGCATAACCCCGGCTGAGAAGCAACGCGGCGCTAATAAGCCTCGCCCTTTGCCCGGGAGCGAGGAGGAGCGCAAGAAGCACCCGGGCTATCCCGGCTCCGTGTAGGACTTAGACCCGCCGCGCGGGACAGAGCTATCGCCCCGCGCACGAGGGTACTGGCCCGGCCCACGGGGCGGGGGGCGCAAAACGAATAAACGAAAGGAGCAAGGAAAATGGACATCGTAAATCTGACCCCGCATGTATTAAACATCGCCGACAACGAGGGAAACGTCATCGTGGTCATTCCCCCATCCGGCACCGTGGCTCGCATTGCCGCCACACGGCGGCAAGTCGGCGTGACCGACGAGGGAATCCCCCTCTTCGTCGCCGAATATGGCGAACCGGAGGGTTTGCCCAATGCCCAACCTGACACAATCTGCGTTGTGTCGGGTATGTTCCGGGCTGGGTATGACCGTCCTGATCTGTATCAACCCGGCGAGTTGATCCGTGATAAGGACGGCCGACCCATTGCGTGCATCGGTTTGAGCCGCTGAGTCACGACCCGCCGCCGCGCAGAGCATCGCGCGGCATGAGGGTACTTGCCTGGCTCACGGGAGGCGGGTAGTAACTCATAGGAGGTGAACATGTCTGCAAAGCACCTGTACATTCCAAAGTCAGAACGCGGGCGTCGAGTCTGGCGGTATCTCAGGGAGCAGGGCTTTGAGGTTCGTCAGAGGGAAGTAATGGGGAAGCATCTCTGCAATCTTGATCTCGATCTGCCACTGTCAGCTGTTCGGAGCATTGCGTACATTGTCGCTCCATTCTACGCGGCTTTGCTCGAAAGGGTCCTGGTCTTGATGGCGTGTGACATCCGCAAGCATCCGTCAGCCTGGGGCATTGATCCAGCCGATGCCGATTCCGTCGAGACAGCTTGCCACGCTGTGCTCGACAAGCCGTGGGTGCTGTAGCTCAGCAGCACTGAATGAGCGGAAGGAGGAAGAAAATGCAGCTGTACGATCACGAATTCCAGGGGCGTGGGTTCCTGGCGCGGCTAATCCGGGCGGCCGTTATCGGGCAATCACCGGAAGATTTCGTCGCGCAGGAGATGGCTATTCTAGAAGGGGCAGCAAGCAACGGCCGGGACGTTGAGGGGGCCTTCGAAGGGCGGCCTGCTCGCTCTCGACATCCCACTGGCGACATGAAACGCGGAGGGCTTGATGGCTCGGCATAAGAAATTCAGGAGAATTGCAGTTCCCAATTGCCGTTGCTGGAATGGGCTTACTCTCAGGCTGACGGGCAAGCGTGACAAAGTCAGCCATCGAGCGGCGGAGGTCGTGTTTCGGTGCCCGGCCTGTGAGCGCATCCTAGCTCGGTTCTATCGGGACCCGGTGCTGGAGCGCTATCCGGCCCGCGCCGGCTCGGACTGGATCGGGCGGGTGATCCGGGCGCGTCGCTACGTGGCCTGGGTAGGATATGCCCGAAATCCCAGCACCATCGTCCTAGACGAAGACGCAGTGCAAGAGCGCGCGGCTCGGTATCTGGCTGAAAAGCTGGCGAAAGCTGCCCAGGTTGAGAGGGAGGGCGGCCGAGTGATTTTGCCCCTGCCCTCTGAGGTCTCCGGCAACGGCACTTTCGAGACTTTGGCGAAGAACTTGCTGGAGGTCTGTGGGCTCATCAGCTTCGCCATCGAGAAATCGGTAAAATACGACCTGTGGCGTGAGGTCATGTATCACAGCCGCCTTAGCCTGCCGACACGAGGATTCTGGCTGAAAGATTGCCAGGTCAAAGGCCCAGTGTTCGAACTGGTTCGCGCCCAAACTGGGGTTTGGGTATCGGGCTACGGGAGCTTCGGCGATTGGGAGTCGCCCTATTTGGACCGGGCCGTCTACCACACCTTGCTGGTGGTGGCTGATGCCGAGGTGGGAGCAATTTTGGTGCATCCTAGCGATGCGTATTTTGTAGGAGGGTGAAGTGGGCAAGCACGTTTATACGGGTTCGCGGCAGCCAGAGGGTTGCGTTGTCCTCGTGGACGGGGAATCGCTCGAGCCGCGTTTGGATTTGGTGAACCACAGCCCGACAGGTTTCGAGTGGGGCTATTTGGGGTCAGGCCCGGCGCAATTGGCGCTAGCCATGCTGGCGCACCATTTGGGGGACGACCAGCAAGCGCTGGAGTTGTACCAAGATTTCAAGGTGATTGTAGTTGCTAACCTGCCCCCGGTTGAGTGGAGTATATCGTCGGCCGGGGTCGAGGCAGGTTTAGCGGCGATTAGGGCAGCAAGAGAGTAGCGAAAGGAGGCAATGAAAATGTTGGTGAGAGCGGACGTGGCCATGGAGGTCTGGCGGCGGCTTCGCTGCGAGACGGAGGGGATGTTTGAGCGGCTCATGCTCTGTGGCAGTTTGAGACGGGGCCAGCCTCGCGTTCATGACGTGGACGTGGTAGGCATCCCGGTTTTCAAGCTGCGCAAGAGGGACATGCTGGACGACAAGCCACGCCGGTTTGTCCCGTTCTTCGAGTGGCTGATGGAGAACGCTGACCCCCAGGCACCGGCCTGGGTGAAGCCGACTCAAAAGTGGGCGCCGAAGAACCCGGTTTCCATTTGGGACACGGGGCGGCGCAGTGTGCGTTTCTTCCTGGACGGGGTGCAGGTCGATGCCTACCTGGCCAGCGAGCGCCGGTTCTGGCCATTGGTGGTCATCCGCACCGGTCCTGCTCGGCAGCCCGGCACCTATGGCCCAGATGACCCGGGAGCGCTCCAGAACATCGTTCTGGCGCAGCGGGCGAAGCGAATGGGCCTGTCCCTTACCCATGAAGGGATAAAGGCTCACGGGAAGCTGGTAGGATTCGAGTCCGAAGAGGCTTTCTTTCGGGCGTTGCACCTGCCCTACTGCCCGCCAGAGTACAGGGACAGCCCGCTCTGGATTGCCTTGATTCGGTCTCGCCCGCCCTCCAGTCCCCCGCCTGAGGGCACATGTTGGCGGCCGGGAGAGCAGCTATGAAGCTAAGCGATGGCCGGCAGGGAGCTCCACTGCCTGTTGGGCCGAATATGCACTTTGTAGTTGCGAAGTACATGCCACGGTTGCGGGACATATCCGCCGGCCGGCCCTACCCGCGCACGCCCCAGGAGACCGTGGACGAAGAGTTTTTCGTCTTGCTGAGGGAGGCTGACGGCCAAGAGCAGAAGGCAATGATCCCCACGGCCCGGTTCGGGGATTTCGAGGCAGGGGATGTCCTGGAGTTTGAACCGACTGAGAGGGAGTGGGCCCGCCCCCGTAACTTTCGAGTCTTCCCCGCTGCACGCGCAGCGGAGGAGATCGAGGTAGCGTTGGGCTACGTCTCCCGCCCCAGGTGGGCAGGGACAGATTTTCATTATCTGTCGAAGCTAGAGGACGGTCTCTGGTTGCGGGTTGCCTATGAGGTGGCGCGGGCCTATTTCGTCCCGCCCGCGTCGGATCGGGATGGAGGAGCATTTCGCGGAGACTTCTATTCGCGCTTGGGGGTCTCCCGCCAGGCAACACCGGCCGAGATTAAAAGAGCGTTTCGGGCTTTAGCGCGGAGGTACCATCCCGACGTTAATCACGAGCCTGGAGCCGGGGAGAAATTCAGAAGCATTGCCGAGGCATACGAAGTCCTCAGTGATGTGGATGAGCGGCAAGCTTACGATGCCATGCTAGTTGACCCGCCTCCGTCTCACGCCGTGGACAGGCCGCGGCGGTGGCCAGGTGGCGGATGCTGTCGGATGAGAGCCATCGCCTTCCGGTGCGGTGGCACCTGGGTGGTGCAGAGGATACTGTCTCTGGAGCGAGAGCGGCGGGTAATGGAGGGGGTCGTGCCCCTGGGAGCCGTAGCCTTCTTCAGGGGCGGGATTGAGGTAGAGCTTCGGGAGCTGATGGCGCGGCATTGGGTACCGGCCGAGGACTTGCCGTTTGAGCCTAGCCCAGCGTTGTCCGGTCACCGGTTGCGTGGCACACTGCGCTATCGCATTGAGCATATCAAGCGAGCGGGTTGGGACCGCGAGAATAAGCGGGCTAAGTACGCGTGGGATGAGGCTGTGTTCAGGCTCATATGGTCTGATGAGCTATTGGAGTCGATTCGTCGAGAGCGAGGGAGGTAGGAAATGAAAATCGAAGGACTTCGGGTGGGCCGGGCGGTGGTTGGCGGGCGCATGACGTTCCTCCCGCTGTTTGGCCCGGCAGTGGATTGTGGGTTTGCGCGAGACGTCCACCTGGTTAAGGATGTCTCTTACGGCGAGCTCGTTCTTGGGACTTCGCGCTCCCCGGGGGCCATTGCCCCCTGGGGCATGATCTTTGTCGTCCCGGGAGCTCAAGATCGAGCCCTGCGAGAGCCTGCTTACTGCGTTGCCTTCGCTGAGGAGCGGGTCGATGCAGTTTGCGTCGAGCCCGCCCAAGCAGGCCTGTGGCAGGATCAGGAGGTGGAGGTTAGCCAGTTGCCGCCCTCCCTGTTGGCAGCGCTCCCTGCCCGTGGCGGTGGTTATTCGGCCCTCTGGCCGTCCATGCGGCAACGCGCCCGCACTGCGGGGGTAAAGGAAGAGCGCGTTGCCGGGTTGTTGGAGGGCAGACGCGCACGGCTCGTCCCGCCTCGGGAGGCGCGGGGGGGCCTGGTCACGCTGGACGGTCGGCCTATCGCCCTGGTTCTGGCCCCTGATCCGGGAGCGTTTCGGGATTGGTGGTTTCTGCAAGGGCTAGGCCGGTCTCTGGACTTCGAGGCCCTGTCGTATCCGCCTCTGCCCCTGCCTCTAGGCCAGCTCGAAATTGATCTTTGCCTAGGCTCAGAGGGGCTCTTTGCGCTGGAGTTCGGCCCGTTCGAGGGTTGGGGGTTCATCCTTGACGGGGAGTTCGCCTACATTCATGTTGTGGACAGCGAGGCGATGACCCAGTTCCAGAGGGAAGCTCGGCAGGAAAGCTCCCCTAACTTCGGCCCAGAGGTCGAGTGGGAGATGCCCGAATGACGAAAAGGGAGCTGATTCGGAAGCTTGAGGGGCGTGAAGTCCAGACGGCCGATGGTCTCTGGCACCTGGTGAAAAACGGAAGGTTCCAGACCTCGGCCGGGGAGTGCCGACTGGCGGAGCACTGCCGGTACCACTTGGGTGAGTTCCTGAAGTATTCACGGTTGCCCTTAGCGAGCGACAAGGAGGGAGGTGAGAAAGTTGGCCCTTGACACGAAAGAAAAAGGGTGCTGCCCGAAGTGCGGGCGGGTGAACGTCCGCCTGTACAAGGTGCAGGGACGGTGGATGTGCGGGAAGTGTTTGCGAAAGATGGGGAGGAGGTAATATGCCAAAAGTTACTTATGGGGGCGCGACGGAGCTCGAGCCACAAGACAAGGTAGCCGGGATTCCAGTCTCGGACGACTATCGTTGGCAGGTCGCGTTGGATCTGGACATGTCGGTCCTAGATTCGGAGCTGGAGAACGCGCACGGAGAGTGGGTGTTGGCATTGTCTGAGCAAGCCGAGCAGCGTGAAGCCGTGGGTCTGGCCAAGGACGAGCTGGCGGCGGTCGAGGCTTCGATCCTCGCCCTGATGCCCGAAGTCGAGGGCAAGACCAAAGCGGAGCGGGAGCAAGCCCGTCGCGCCATCATCGAGGCTGACCCCCGGTTCAAAGCGGCTCTTGCCCAACTTCGTGAGGCTGAGAGGCTGTTGGCCGAGGCGACGCTCGATCTGGAGCTGGCTGCCAAAGGCATTTCAGTTCTCACGACCCGACTGTCCTGGCGGGCGAGGATGCTGGGATTTCTGGGGAGCATCGGGCGGATCCCGATGCAGGATGTCTCCGAGGCCCTGCCGGAGCTGGGAAAGGCGGAGCCGTGCCTGTAGCCGCTTTCTACGAGCTGACCGGGGAGCCTTCTGCCGGCAAGACTACGCTGGCGACCCTGATCTCGAAGGAGTTCGAGCGGGTAGCTTGGGTGGTTGCCAGTCTCGAGGACTCGCCGACCGTCTGGTCAGCGTTGCAGTACCAGCCGGCGAAAGCCATCTCGGTTAGGCGGGTAGACGTGGCGTTTCATGCTCTGCGAACGCTCCAGGAGTCGAACATGTTTGACCTTTTGGTGTTGGATTCCCTGGCGGGGTTAGGGCCGGAGCATTCAGGTGCTCACACAATAGCTGCCGATGTGCGCCGAAACTGGTTCAAGCCCTCGATGCCCATCCTGATTATCAATCAGGATCGCCTCCCGGCTCCGGTGGGAGGCGTTTTCTGGGCGAGCACGGTGGAGCGGCGAAGGCTTCGGCTCGTCAGGCGGCGGCCTGCTCTGTACTCACAGCTTGTAGGAGATCGGAAGAATCGGTGGTTAGTGTGGTGGTCGCCGGGGCAACCTGAGTTTCGGCGGCTTGAGGACGACGATTGGCTATGGTTGCCGCGGTCGCTAAGGAAGGAGGGAGTATATGGATCTGGTCCAGATTGCCAAAGAGGTCGGGGGAGACAGCCCTGGATTCTGTGAGTGGTTCCAGGATCGGGTGAAGGGGTCGGGGGTGGATCCGGAAGCGGAGTTCTACTTGACCGGAGCGCTCTTTGCGCGCCTGTTAGGGGTTGCTCATCGCGCGTATCAGGCGTGGGAGAAGCAGCCGGACTTCCCGGTCCCTGACCCAGGACGCGGCGACATTTGGGGATCTGGACAGGAATGGCGCATGTACACGCCACGGGAAGTTGTCGAGATAGCTTTGTGGCACTACGAGAGGAGAGTAGTGAATGAGCGAAGCCGAAGAGACGACGAAAGTTGTCGAGTTCCATGCGCTGCCGGAGGTGAAAGTATCCGGTAACGCTGTTCGGGGGAAGGCCCAAATCTGGTTGACCATAGGCTCGGCCGGAATCGAGGTCAATCCCTTCATCGTTGAAGTTCCGGGCTCGGGACCGGTAACGCTTGAGGATATATGCGTTGCGTTGCACCAGGTCTTCCGTGACATTCGGGAAGTTGTGGTACAAGAGTTGCAGGAACTTGAAGCCGAGGCGGGATTCGATGCCCGCCCTACCCCTACGTTGTAAAGGAGAAGAAACATGCCAGTGAAGTATAAAGGGGCGACTGCGCAGTCGCGCTCTTCAGATGTTGATCTCTCGAACCAAGCCCTGGTCGTCAAATTCAAGGAATTCGCCACTGAAGCGCCAGGGGTCTTGCTCCGTAACTCGCGTCCCGCCTACGGGTATGAGTTCAGAGACGATGGCCGTCTGTACAAGGTGGGCAGCGAGACTCCAGTACCGGAGGGCGAGCGCCATCGCCACCTCGTGGACAAGTTGATTGTCCGGTTCGAGGTAGTAATGCCGGAGGAGTTTCGGGGCGAGGAAGTCCCCTTCTCCGTCCCGGCCAAAGGGGTGACCATCGTCTCCGCGGAGGAGTTCACCTTTGACCTGGCCGGGCAGTGGTTGCCGGGCCTGCTGAACATGGCGTTCCAGGCCGGGTTCTCCCGGTCGAAAGTTGACCCGTCCTCGCCGTTGTACGACCCGGATTACCTGGCCGAGGAGCTTGCGACCCTCGTCCCACCGGTCAGTTTCGACCAGGTCGTCCTGAACGTCATCGGCGCGAAGATGCGCCAGGCAGCGGACGAAGGTTGGCTGCTGACGGCCCGCACCTACCCGTCCAGCAACTTCCTTAAGCACGACAGCCTGCGTGCGGTGGAAGCGGAGGACAGAGCCGACATCTGGGAGCGCGTGGAGCGCTCGAGCTCAGCCCAGGGAAATGCCAATGAGCCTTCGGCTGCTGCTATGGAGGAAGCCATCAGGTCTGCGTATGCGCGCGGTGAAATCACCCTGGACAGGATCATCGAGGTGGCCAAGTCTGTAGGGGTGCCCTACCGGGATGGTGAGTCGGTATTGGCACAGGTGAAGGGGGCTGGAAAGCTCGCAGCGGTGCACGATGCGCTGTTCGCCAAGGAGAGTCCTGCGCCCGCGCCTGCGCCTGCGTTATAGCCACTTGGGGAGACGGGATTGCGCAGTCCCGTCTCCCCTCTCTTTGGGTTTGGTAGGGGGTCATGATGAGGCCGTGGGATGTGTTGATGGAGTTTGAATCCGTGATTGAACGCGCGACCGGGGTGCGCCCCGACCTGCACTCGGTAGCTCCCGGAGGCCAGCTAAAAGCGGCTAAGGAGCTGCTGAGAGCCTGCGCTCAGTCAGAGGAGGAAGTGAAAGCTTTGCTGCAAGAGTACGCAAAGGACGATTGGCTGGTCAGGAACAGGGTAAATCTCTGGGCGGTGGTCAGCCGCGTGGGGCAGCTAAGGCACGCGATAGCTCTAGAGCAAGCGGAGAAGCAGCCAAAGCCATACATGACAAAGCGACGGCGGAGGAGGGTTCTATGACGGGCGCTTGCCTGTGCAAGGGCATGATTGATGGATGCCCCCTGTGTGGGGGCACGGGCCAAAGGCTGTGCGAGCGCTGCGGGGGGTTGGGCTACGTAGCTCGCCCTCAAGGGGAGCATGTGTTCGAGCCAGCAGTTTGCCCGGCTTGTGGGGCGGCCCCGGCTCGCTCCACAGCTCCCACGGGCCTGTTGCCCGGAATGGAGCGCTGGACGTTTGCGCGCCTGAAGGTCTCGCACCCGGACCTTGCAGAGGCGGCAGCGCAAGTTCATCGGGCGGTAACGGAAGGCCGCGGCTGGGTGGTCTTATACGGGCCGCCGGGCCGCGGCAAGTCGTATCTGCTGGCTGCAGCCGTGAACCTGGCCTTATCGCAGCGCAAGACTGCTCGCTACTCGTTGCTATCCACCTGTCTCCAGGAGTTGCAGGAGGCATTGACGGGATGCTACCTGGCCACGATGCGCGGATATGTTGAGGCTGACGTGCTTGCCCTGGACGAGTTCGCAGAATACAATCCCACTCCGTGGCGCGACAGCGTTGTTCGTGATTTGCTCGTCCTTCGCTCGGACCCGGTTTGGATGCCAACGTTCCTGGCCACGAACCAGACTCAGGGGGAGATCAGTCGGAGATTTGATTGGCTCTCATCCCGTTGCGAAATGGATGAAGTCATCGAGATATCGCTCGAGAATGTGCCAGACTTGAGGGTACAATGAATGCCATGCTAACTGATCCGCAAGGCGAGTGGGCGGTTCTTGCAGCTTTTGTCCAGGGGAAACTTGAAAATCTGGACGTTGCTCTTTTCTCCGAGGAGCGACGAGCTCTGGCGCGTCTTCTGTTGGAGCGCGGAGTCCCGAGCAGCCCCCAGGTGTTGGGGGTTTGGCTAACGGAGGCCGGGATTGAGGTGCACCATTCGCTGGCCGAGTTGTTCTCGGAGGTAGAATTCTCCGAGGAACTGGTCAGCGGGCTAGCAACTCTGGCAGCCAGGCGGGGGTTGATCCGCGCCGGTGAGCGGCTAGCGCGATTGGGGAGGCAAGGGTCGTCGGCCTTGGCGGACGAGGCCGCGGCTTTGGTGACCCGGGCCCTGGAGCCGCTCCGTGGGCTGAAGCAGGAGGATGCAGACGCTAAGTTGTTGGCCTGGGC